AAGCCAGTGCTTATCTAAAGTCTAACATTAATGCACGAACAGTATTTTATGCTTTTGGGGATGGCTTAAACCTTTCTGCGACATTAACTACAAGCTACGCGCTATATACTTTATACGGAACTGCCACAGCAAATGGTAATTTTTATATTTATGGAGGGAGTCCTTCCGCGTCATTCTATATTGACGACATCACCCTCATCTGCACCGAAATCCCCAGTGCTGCCGGGATCGCTGCTGGGTGGGCGAAAGACGGAAATTTGTGCGCGAGTTTTAATGGCACGAGTCAATACCTATATTGCAATTCAAGCGCGAGTCTTCAAACCGGGGATATTGATTTTACGGTTTGGGGGTGGGCGAATTTGAACTCGAAAACTGCAAGCCAGTTTCTTGCAGCGAAATACGGAAGCGCAAGAGAGTTTAAAGTTGTCTATGATGCCTCCCAGGACAAATTTAGTTTTGCGGTATCTCCAGACGGTGGCAGCGGGGTCACTACTGTTTACGATACAACCTTAGGATCTCCTCCTGTAAACACCTGGCATTTCATAGTTGCGTGGCATGATAAAACGCTCAACAAAATCTATATCCAGAGCAATAATGGAACAGCAGTATCGGCAAACCACTCATCGGGTTTAACCACAGGCACTGCTACTTTTACGGTTGCAAGTGTGGACGGCGGCGGTAATTATTGCAACGGACGTATTCAGGGAGTGGGATTTAAAAAGAGGTTATTAACCGCTGACGAGAAAACCGCACTATTCGCAAACGGCATTGGCCTTCGCGGAGCAAGCGAATTGCCATCCTCAATGACTTCAGACACCGCCACTTATCCCATGTCGTATTGGCCTCTGGAAGAATACTCCGCAGGCACAGCAAACATCACCCGCAGCGATGCCATCGGCGCAAATCACCTCACCAGCGTTGGCAATACACCATCAGGCCAAGGCGTCGATTACTACGGTGGCGCGGTATCGAAATGGTATGATCTCAGCGGTAACAATCGCACCTTCACGCAAACCACGATTGCGAGCAGGTTGCTTTATTCGGGGGCGACGATTGGGAATAAGTATAGCATAGTTGGTGATAACAGCCTTAAACATATTTCCTATGCAACGGATTTTATCGGGACTGGAGATGTTACCATTTTTGCTGTGATTAAACCCAGGGGATTTGGTGGGGGCGGATTCGGTAGAATAATCGACAACGGCAAGTTCGTATGGAGCGTATACTCACCCAATACCAAGCTTTATTTCACCTCCGGCGCAGTTAACGATACCTATTCAGCAAACTCCTCAATCGCTTTAGATACAGCTTACGTTGTTTCCATTACTAGAGCAGCATCAGGCACGGCAAATTTTTATGTGAATGGTGTTTTGTCTGGAACAGCAAATCAGAATAGCGGAACTCCAGCAGCAGGAGGAGCGGTTTATATAATGAACAACTCCACTACTGCTCGCGGTTTCGACGGTTGGCTCCAAAAGCTAATCATCGTCAACGGCATCCTTTCACAATCGAAAATCCAATCGGTGAGTAAACAATTGATGAGGGAGAATGGAATATGACAACTGGTGCCATTATTGATGCGGTTAAATGCCAAGAAGGCCATCCCGCTCGTATCGAGGAATGCGGTTGTGGTTTCTGGGTGGAATGCGAAATAGTTAGTCGATGGGAGGATCAAGCCAACAAGAAAGATCTTTATCACTGGATAGGCCCTACGATGGATACAAAAGAACAGGCAATCGCTGAATGGAATAAAGTGATGCAGAAAGCATAACTATGAAAACCTTAATCCCATTGCTTTTAACATCGGTAACACTGCTTGCCGGAAAAGACAACCTTCAAAGCATTTGCATTCCAGCTGAACTCATTGATGAGTGCAACGCTTATGTCAAAGCGAATCTTGATAGAGAGGGTGGAGAGAAAACTTTCATCGTGAATAAGGTTGACGCCGCTGGGAATGGTTATTGCGAAATCACTATCCCTCGCAATAACACCAAGTTTGCTAAGGGAATGCTTGAATACTTTCGCGCTTATCATGGGAAGGTTATCGAGGGCAAAGGAAAGCCGGTTGCGGTAAAAGAGAAACCTGAAAATGATAAGGCCAAATTCACTTCCGATAAATCGAAAGTGCCAACCGTAGAAATAACCGACATCGACGATGGTAAGAAATGAACCTTATGGAAAAAGATTCCCGCGACATAAAAGTCTTCATGCTGGTGTGCTCGATAGTAACCTGTTCTATTGCTATTGGAACTATCATTTGGCAGGCGGGATACCAGGCGGCCTGTATCCGCGACCATGAGAAACGACTTCAAGCAATAGAGCTTGCCGGAAGTGTTACCCTTCAAAAGCATGTGGCCGAGGATAATCAGAGAGAAAAGCGAATAGATAAGATGGAAACGGCATTGCAGCAACTGGTGACTTCTTACGCCGATTTCAAAGCGGACCTCCGCCAGAACTCGTCCAAGATGGATGTTTTAAAAGAAATGCTAATCGCCCACTCCGAAACAACGAAAGGAGAGAAATGAACAACGAAATGCTCGCGATGGTTTTACGTAAGACCCTGACGATTATCGGGGCCTCGTTGGTTGCCAAAGGAATCATTCCGCAAACCGCACTCGACCAAGAGTTGATTGCTGGTATCGCTGGGCTTGCTATGCTAGCCATCTCCGTCTGGTGGAGCAAGAACAACGCGAAGAAAGTATCCGAAGCCAAAGAATTATGAAACCCTACTTCATCACCGCCCTCGCTATCCTCGCCCTCCCCAGCTGCGCCCGTTTCACCACAACGCAAACTGATGTCTCGACTCTCGATGAAAAAGGAAAACCGACCCGCACGATCACCACGAAAGCCACGGCCTCCACGTTCTTTGAGGGCCGCTCGGCCCTTGCGAAATTCAAGGCAATCCAGACCGACAAGAGTCAATCGGCCTCCGTTGGAGAGTTAAGCCAAGAAACTACGGGGACGAATGTTTCCCTTCTCGCGGAAGCCATTGCTAAAGGTGTCGCCGCTGGTCTTAACCCGATAAAATGATTTCTCGCACGGACATAGCCGAGGCTGTTCTGAAACTTGAGATCGTCGAGTGGTCTAACATGATTTGGTTGGATTACTCGTATGAGGCGTTTGAACTCGATTTCCTTGAAGGGGAATTCACCGCCAGTCTTGCTCAACGCTATGCCGCCCTCGATTGGCGGAAATGGCTTTCCTCGCGGAGGGATTGCGATAAGTTCTCCTGGCTGGCCAAACAACACGCTCATGAGATTCATGCTTTCTCCAGCAAGAATGATGCTGCCGCCGCCTTCGGCCTTTTCATGTATTTTCCCGAAGCGATGAAGGGCGAGAAACATTGCGTTAATTTCGCTGTGACCTCGTTGAATCCAGTGCGCCTTGCCCTGTATGAACCTCAACCCCATCCAGTTACGGGCATTCCTGTCGGTGTTATCGCCCCTACCCGTGCGGAGTTACACTCATGCGATTTCTTGCTTGTCTAATGTTACTCGTCCTCGCCGGTTGTCAAACGAATAAGCCAGTCGAGGGCAAAACCGTTACCTATACCATTCCCGCCGCTCGCTACCAGAAATGATCGTTACCCCGGAAATTGCAGCCGCCGCCCTCCTCGAACGCCGTCAGGCCCGTCGAGCCCTTCCCGACTGGGCTCGCACGTGTGGATTCGAGCCAGCTCGGCATCATTTATTTCTCCTCGAGAAGCTGCGCGGTGTTGCCGTCGAGAAAGGGAAACGGTTAATGGTCTTCATGCCGCCCCGCTCGGCCAAGAGCACCTATTGCTCCGTTATTTTCCCTCCCTGGTTCCTTGCCCAATCTCCAAGTTCCTCGATCATCTGTGCCTCGCACAGCGCTGATCTAGCCGAATCCTTCGGACGGCGGGCAAGGAACCTTATTAACGAACATCACGCCGTTCTTGGCTACACCCTCCGCGAGGATTCGAGAGCCGCGGCCGAATGGAGCACCACGAATGGGAGTTCATTTTACGGAGTAGGCGTCGGAGGGTCACCGACTGGCCGCGGTGCCCAGCTCATACTCATCGACGATCCTGTTGCTTCGAAAGAAGACGCCTACTCCAAATCTTGTAGGGAAAAAACGTGGAACTGGTATGAGTTTGATCTTCGCACCCGCCTCGAGAAAAACGGTTCCATTATCCTTATCATGACGCGCTGGCACGATGATGACCTCGCGGGGCGGTTGTTAAAGAACGAACCAGGTGAATGGGAAGTCATCCGCCTCCCCCGCTTTGCGGAGCAAAATGATCCGTTGGGAAGAGCCGTTGGCGAGTCCCTCTGGCCCGAATGGTTTGATTCGAAGTCCGATAAAGACGCCATGCGGAATCCAGAAGTCTTCGCCGCCTTGCACCAGCAGAGGCCGACTTTGGAAGACGGTGATTACTTCCAGCGGAATTGGATTGTGCCGAATACTTACGATCGGAACGAGTTGCCCCCGCTAGCGGATTTGCGAATCTATGCCGCCTCCGACCACGCTTGCGACGAGAAACAGCGGTCCGATCCAACTTGTCTCCTCCTCTCCGGGGTCGATAAAAATGGAGTCACATGGGTTCTTCCCGATCTTTTCTGGAAACGAGCTGATACAGGCACAGTCGTTGAAAAGATGCTCGACCTCATCGCTACGCACAAACCCATCACCTGGTGGGGTGAGAACGGCCAGATATTAAAATCCATCGGGCCGTTTCTCCGCCAGCGTATGCAAGAGCGGAATACCTTTTGTTACATCGAGGGCTCATCTGCCCACCATGACAAGCCAACCCGCGCCCAGTCCATACGAGGCCGATTCTCCCTCGGATTGGTTCGACTCCCACGGTTCGCCTCTTGGTATGGTGATGCCCTCGATGAATTGCTCCGTTTCCCCGCGGGAGTGCACGATGATTTCGTCGATGCTTTGGCGCATCTCGGTCTCGGCCTCGATAAGATGATCCCCGCGAATCGGAGAATCGAAAAGCAAGGCAACGACGGCCCTCCCGTAAATTGGACCCCAACCTTTAACTGGCTCAAGAAAAGTGACAACAACCGCCTTCAACGTAAACAACTAGCCTATCTGGACCGCTGATATGGACCCCTACGAAGATCAAAATCCTGAAATTAAATCGTTTAACCCAAGTGGGGAAACCGCCGTGGCCCCCGTCGAGCCGGAATCGGACGAGCCCGCCGCCTCTGTCTCCGCCCACGTTAAGCGTTGGATTGCCACCGTTGAAGATGCGAAGACTTATTTCAAGCCGCAGTTCGACCGCATGATTGCTAATATGGATTTCGTCGCGGGCTTGCAATGGGTTGGGCAAGAGTCGATCCATGAAGAAACCCGTTACGTTGCCAACTTCTGCCTCCACCAAATGGAGATGAAGGTCGCGCAGCTCTACGCCCGCAATCCGAAAACGAAGGCCCGCCGCAAGAAACGGCTCGATTTCAAAGTCTGGGATGGCAGAATGGAATCTATTCTGGCCGCTCAAATGCCTCTCCCCGGTGCTATGCCCGAGACCATAGCTGCCTCCCAGCTTTTGTTAACCGATTACGCGCAGGGGCGGTTGCAACGCGACATGCTGGATAAGGTTGGCCAGACGCTCGAGACCCTTTTCCAATGGTTCCAAGATAACCAGCAACCGCCATTGAAAACTTCGATGAAGCAGCTGATTCGAACAGTTTGCATTTGCGGAGTGGGGTATATGACGGTCGATCTCGTGCAACCGAATGAGGGAACCCTGTCCCGCCTTGATACGGAAAGCACTGCAAAGGAACGGCTCGGGAGGATCAAGGTCCTCGTTGATAAGATTGCTGCTGGAGATATCAATGACGATTCCGCAGAGGTCGAGGATCTGCGGTCCCTCGTCGCCAGCCTTAACAACGGCCTCCTCCTCGGCGAGCCGCAAAACGATAACGAGCGGGTTATTTTCCAATTCCCCTCGCCCTTGTCTATTATCGTCGACAAGCGCTGCACCTGCCTCGAAGGCTTCGTCGGTGCAAGATGGATCGCCCAGGAATTTAATATGGACCTCGACGAGGTTAACGCTTTCTTCGGAACGGAGATTGAACGCACCGATGTCTCCGATTCGTCGCGCTCTTTTGAGGTGCCTGCGGTCACTACCGGCAACCAAACGAACAATGAGCTACCTCCACCTTTCCCGGTAACGATATGGAAGGTGTGGGACCTCGACTCCAAATCGGAGTTTGTCATAATGCAAGGTCACGATGACTATGTTCAGGCACCTCAACCTATCTTCCCCGATACGAATTGTGTTTGGCCGATCTTTGCCTTGACGTTTAATAAGGTGCTAGTCGATCCGAACACCAAATCGAAGGCGAGTGTTTATCCGCCCTCTGACATCGACATCATGCGCCCGGCTCAGAAAGAATGGAACCGCTCGCGGGATTCGTTGAGGGATCATCGAGTGGGGAACGAGCCATTATATTTCACGATTGATGGGAGCCTTTCGCAAGAGGATATTGATAAGCTGAAAGTCGCCCGGCCCGGTGATGTCATCCCCTTAAAGGTTCCTCAAAACACCGACCTTACCAAGATCTTCGTCCCGCGGATTAAAGATCCTATCGACTCACTCGCCCACGATACAACCCCGCTCAGCCAGGACCTCTATTACACCCTCGGTTCCGAGCCAACTCCACTGAAACCTGGCTCGAACAAAGGAACAGCCACCGCGGCGACAATCCACGAGGAATCGCGGGTATCCCTCGCCGCCTCGAATGTGGACGACCTCGACACGTTCCTCTCCGTCGTTGCTAACTGTGTTGGCGAGATGTGCTTAAAGGTTTTGCCAAAAGCCACGGTTGAGCGGATTGCTGGTCCCGGCTCTGTTTGGACTGACGATTTCCAGAATAAAGAAGATTTCGTTAACCTCGTTTATCTCGATATCGTCGCCGCTTCGTCAGGCCGTCCGAACAAGGCGCTTGAAATGTCCAACTGGCAAGTAGCCGCACCGATTTTACAAGCCGCTGGCGCCTCGCCGATGTTCATCGCGCAAGAGACCCTGCGCCGCCTCGACGAGACGCTCGAGATCGACGATTGCTTCCCTATGGGGATGCAGATGCCTATGGGCGCGCTAGGAATGGGTGCACCCGCTCCTGGCCAAGAGCCCCAAGCATCCGGCCCTCCCCCATCTGGCGAGGCCCAGCCTACCCGCCAGAATCAATTTCCCAGCCGAGCTAATCAAACCTCGGCGGGTGTTCAGTAACTTATGCCCCTACCAACAACAGACGCAAAAGCTAACCGAGAAGCGGCTTCGTCAACCGCATCTCCAGACGTGCAGCGTTCCGCCTCGTCAGCGGAAGGCGGTGAAAAAACCTTAGCCGAAACCATTGCCGCTATTGGGCATGAAGAAGAGGTTGAGGAAAAGGAAACCTCGCCAGTTTCCGAGGAGTCGACCCAAGAAGAGCAATCTTCTGAAACCGATCAGGAAGAATCCGAGGCCGCGGAAGAAGAACCGGCGGCCGAAGAGGAAGACCCTGATGCCGAAGAGAATCAATCCGAAGAGGGAGAAGAGGAAAAAGAAGAGGAAAAGCCTCCCTTCCACACCCACCCTCGTTGGAAGCAAGTGCAGAAGGAGAAAAAGGAGGCCCTTGCAAAGGTGGATACCCTGCAAGCAACCCTCGAACAGCAGAAGGCGTTTGTCGAGCCAGCAATGGCTCTTCACGAATTCTGCCAGCAACATTCGATATCCGATAAGGATTTGCAAGAAGCCCTCATGTTGGCCGCGGAAGCTAAGGAAAATCCGGCACTTTTTGCCGAGCACCTTGAAGCCATGACGCGGAACGTGAAGGTTCACATTGGGAAAGAGCTAACCCCGGACCTCGCCAAGCGAGTGGAAGAGGGAACTCTAACCGAGGCGGATGCAAAAGAGATCCAAGAAGCCCGGCTTGCAAAATCCCGCTCGGAGCGAACGGTGGCGGATGTTAAAAAGGACTCTGCCAAAACGAAGGAAGAAGCGTTCAAGACGCAAGTCAACGCTATCGCCTCCGCCGTTACGCAATGGGAAGCGACGGTTAAGAAAAACGATCCTGATTATAAAGGTTCCTTTCAAGAAATGGTAACCGATCGGATCGAAATTCTTTGCCGCCAATCCTTCCCACAAAATATCGAACAAGCCCTAGCGATCGCGGACAAGGCATACAAGGAATGCCAAACCCGCGTTCGATCCTTCCGCCCAGCAACGAAGCCTGCTGCGAGAAAAGAGCTCAAGCCGACTGGTTCTTCAAACGCAAAACCACGGGACCTGTCTATTAATAATCTGCGAACGGATGTTCGTAAGGTCGTTGATATGATCTGTGACCGAAAATAGAAAGATAGGATTGTATGGCCGACGCACTTAGTGTTACAGTAGCGGCAGACTGCACGTATGCCGTGTTAGATTATTACCTCAAAGGCGCAGCTTTTGCTCAAACAACGCAGGACAAACCGCTGCTCCGCCTTTTGCAGAAAAAGAAACGCTCTTTCCCTGGTGGCAAGGGCAACATCGCAACGAACGTCCAGGGGACATTTATGTCCGAGACAGCTGGGTTCCTCGCTGGCTTTACCGGTGGTGATGCCATCTCGTTTACGGCCGCTGCTAACATCCTCCAGGTTCAATACGCTTGGAAGGAAATGCACGCTGGTTTGTGGATCACGGAGACGGAATTAAAGAAATCCGGCATCTCCATTGTCGATCGTATGAACCCCCGCGAGTCCTCGGAAGCCGCGAAGGTTACCATTACGAATATTCTTACCAACCGCCTCGAAGATTATGGTGAATCCTGGTCTCGGGCGTGGCAATCCACCTTCTGGCGGGATGGGACGCAAGACGCCAAAGGTATCCCCGGCATCACCTCCCTCCTCACCGATACCCCGACCACTGGCTCGACTGGCGGTTTGTCTCGCGAGACGAACACTTGGTGGCGTCATCGCTATAACACGCAGATTCAATATTCGGAGGAAAACCAAACCCTTTCGAAATTCCTGCGTGCCGAACTCCGCCAGCTCCGCCGTTACGGAGGCCGCCCCGATAATGCCTTCTGCGGTTCGGACTTCCTCGCCGCGCTGGAAGCAGAATACCAGGCCAAGGGTCAATACACAGTTACGGGGTTCGAGAAACAAACCAACGAACTAGGCATTGCCAAGTTGACCCTCACTGGCCTGGGAACCTTCGAGTATGATCCGACGCTGGATGACCTCGGTTACTCGAAACGCTGCGTCATGTTGGACAGCAACCGCGTTTACTACGCTCCGATGGAAGGTGAAGACGACAAACGCCGCCAGCCGGAACGTCCGTATAACTACTTCGTCTTCCTGCAATCCATGACGAAGACCGGCGGGCTGGTCTGCACGCAGTTAAACTGTAATGGTGTCTACGGGATTCAATAACCGGAGATAATAAACCGCAACCCTTTTCAAAGGATTATCATAATGAAACGTTTCATCATCCTCATCACCGCTTTATTGGGTCTCGCCCTCCTTCCCGCGGAGGCCGCTCAGTTCAAAGCCATGTCGTTCCTGCCGGATCATTACAGCACACCGATTACCCTGTATGCACCGGCGGCTGGAACCACCTTCACGTATGGGAATTTCTATACGAATATCATTGTCAGCAATAAGGCGAGCTTGTCCACCTTCTATCCGCTCGCTACAAATACCTCGATGGGTATTACCAACTCGATAATTACCAATGCCGGGCCGCTTTACCCTGATTGGACTTATCCTATCATTACTTGGAGTGACGTCAATGGAAATGTTCCTACAGGTGCCGTATCCCTCGTCTATGCTGCCGGTGATACTAACGTTACGAATACAGTAACATTTGTCTTCGCGCGCTCCGTTGGCGGGACCTATTACGACACCTCGACAACTTGGAGCGTTGCAGTTACTCCATCCACCTCTACCGCCTGCACGATTACGAATATGCCGAGTTTCCTTTTAACGGGGAATGGCACGATTCGCTTGCAAAGTGTTACAACCGCAGCCAACAATGCGGCAGGGACCTTGAAGTTATACCGCATCCAAGCTGGCGGTTGGGTTCCGTAAGGTTCGCTACCTCGCGCTGGCCCCGTCGCGCATAACGGGGCTTTTTTAACCACTAACAAAAAGAAAGAGAAAAACAAATATGGAAATCGCAGAAGGAAGATTGAGAATCGACCCCTCGGGCAGTGATGTGCCGTTGCACAATTTGACCCCTGCCGAGGCAATGGTCCTACAAAAGGGTTTTTTCCAAGCCGCGAATGGGGAGCCGTTGAGCAAGATATTCATTACAGGAAAGACCTCGAGATCGAATAAGACCGAGGCCGATCGGTTGAAGGAGAAATATAAAAACCTCCGCATTTCGGATGGTGGGAAGACGGTCGATGTAACCTCGCACCTTTTCCCCGGCGCCTCGCCGGAATTGCCACAAACCTTCGAGGCAGCCCACATTGCCGTTCTCCGCGAGGCCCCTTACGTTCCGCCAGTTGAGCCAGACGCCCCTGAAGGTGGTGATGACATCGAATTAACCGATGAGGAAGTCCAACGCCGTGCTGCCCAGGCTGCCACCGAACGCACCGCATTTGCCAAGGTCGTTTCCGAGAAGAAATAATTTATGTTAAACGCAACTTTAGCTTCTGTTCTCCGCCTGGTAAAGGCGAAGTTAAGGATTTCCCTCGCTACAAACGTAGGGACCGCGGACGATTTGTCCCTTTACACGCTCATTGATCTAAAACAAAGGGAACTCGCAGGGGAGCACGAGTTTCCTTTTATGAAATTAACGGCTTCGGTAGCCATTACAGCAGGGACCCGCTATTTCACCCTGCCCACAACGATTGACATGCTCCACACGGTGAAGGCCGAGGTCTATTGGAGCGGTCAATATTTCCCCCTTGATTTCGGTATCGGTTCAGAAGAATACAATACGTTCTCCTCCGGGGATGTTACAGCCGCTGAGCCCTCTGCACCTATCACTCGCTGGGATTTCCACGGTTCCACACAATTCGAGGTGTGGCCGATTTCCTCTGAGGCAACAACAATCCTCTTCACGGGGCAAAAGATCCTCACGGCTTTCACAACGGATTACGCCGCTCCTTCAACTGACAAGGTGGAACTCGATGACATGCTGGTCGCCTATTTCGTAGCGGGCGAACGAGCCGCGAAGGATGGTTCGGCGGACGCCACTGTTATCCTCTCCGAAGCCGTCGCTCGTTTGAATTCCTTGAAAGGCAAGGCCCGCAAGCGCGACACCAGTTACCGGATTGGCGGTGACAGCCAGAATCCTCCGCGTGTCAAACCCATTCCTGTCGTTGTCGCTGGTTAACCTTCGATTAAACGATTTAACCCCAGATGACACCCGAACAATTAGTCAATCCCTTGCAGACACCTGGACCGGATATGGTCTGGGGCACGGATCAATGGGGGCGGAAGAAGTGGTTGTCTCTTATCGAAATCTTCCGCCGTTTTAACATTGCCGCGGTGCCAGAAACCGACCACGTCCTCGTGCAGCATTTGGAAACCGGTCTCTGGCATCGGGTATTCTGTTCCGCCCTTGATTCTAACGGCGACCCCGTTGATCCCCATATCGTTATCGAGGACACCCATATCTCCGGCCTCATGGATGGCACACAGCTAATCGTGCAGGATATTGTTACTGGCTCCTGGCACCACTGCCATTGCACCGATCTTGATGAGATCCCCGGCCACGAGGGAGATGAGACCGTTCATTTAAACATCGAGGATACCCCTACCGCCACTGCACCCGCCGCTGAAATGAAATTGCAGAATGTTGAAACCTCCGCCTGGCACCGCGTTTACTGCACGACAGAGGATGCCGACAGCAACCCGATCAGCCCGAAATTAATTATCGAAACCTCCGCAATATGAAAAAAGCCCTTTTTGTTTTTCTCTTTTTATCGCTCGGCGGTTGGACCCGCGGAGCCCTGACGAATGTCGGTCCTTATCAAACAACCGCCAACCTCCCCGATTTAACGAATTATGCTAATATTCGGATAGGGACGAATACGAGCGGTGTTGCTCGTTATAAGGCAGGCGCCATCCTCACCAACGATGCGACAACGGATCTTCTTCCAGAAGGATCGACAAACAAGTATGCCTCGGATGCTAATATCTTGAATTACCTTTCCGGCTTGTCCTACGGCACAATCGTAGCGGGGCCGAATGTTGAGATCACAGGAAATCCAACCAACCGTTTGTGGGGAACGGGAGATTTGACGATATCGGCCACCTCGACAGGTGCGGTTGCTGTTACGCCTTATTGGTCAAATGTTCTCGATAAACCGACGTTGTTCGACCCTTCGACCCACTCGCACCCCGGCACGCAGGTTACGAGCATCGTTACCAGCGCAACGTATGCGGGGACGGCGACGAACCTCCTCAATCCCCTAACGACTGACAACGTTACTGAGGCGAATAACATGTATTATACTTGGGCGAGGGTGGCCGCTATGTATAACTCGAATATTGTAAACATCGCCTACCCGCCTTATAATTGCGTTGGAGACGGGTCCACTGATTGCACGACAGGATTGAATTCCGCCCTAGCCACGTTAAAGGCTCTTTATTTTCCGCCAGGGGTTTACAAGGTCGTCGCACCGATTTATTTCACTAACGCCTATCAACATATCCTCGGCGAGGGCAAGGCCTCATTGTATTACGGAGGAACGAGTAATGTCGCCAAGGCCTTCATATGGCAACCGAATCCGCTTGGTTACGGGGCCTCGCGGACGTTCCTGGCTGGTGTTAGGATTGACGGGGTTAATTTTATCGGCTCGACAAACGTTACAGACCTTGTCTTCTTCGACGGTGTGGCTCATTCTTCGATTAACAACTCGTATTTGATTAACTGTAACGGGGCGCAGTTAACCCTGAACAGCAATGTTCTTGTTCGAGCGAAGAATATAAAGATGTCTTATGGGGAGCTTGGTCTCGCCTCCGCGATGAAACCGAATTTGAATTTGAAGTTATTTGAATCTTGGGCCTGCTTTATAGATAACCCGATTTGCGAGTATTCAACCAATGGTGTTTACATGGATCACAGCGTAGCAAATACTTGGGTTGGCGGCACGATTGAAGCGGTTACGACAAACGCCTTGGTAATAACAAATAACTGTTTTAATAACAACTTTTATGGTCTTGAAGTCGAGAACGTCGGTGGCACGCCAGGGATTTCTATCCTCGATCAAAGCTGGCGGAATAACTTTATTGGTGGTCTCTTCGGCACCCGCTTTTATGTTAACGCTCCGATGAATAGTATTATCGGCGCTCAGGTTCGTCATATCGAAACCGGTTCGTGGGCCTTTAACTCGTCCTTCCGGGATTGCCTTATTGGTATGGCCCCTTACAGCACAAACGATATGATAACAGGATATTTGGACAGGATTGAAATCCTCGGCTGTATAACAATGTTGAATGCAGCTGGGAACGCTTTTAATTACGATCCGCTGACTAACGTATTGCAGAATTTACAAGTCACCGGTTGGACCAAGCCTGGTTACATTAACGGCAATCTCTCCGTCCACGGCGACATCACCACTGGAGCCGCGACAATTACGAATTCCCTTTACTTGAAAGAGCACATCCTCCCCTCGAACGTCTCCTATGCTGGCACGCCAGCCTATCCGTTTTACGACGGTTACTTTAATAACCTCCACACAGGCCCGTTGTTTGCCAATTACGGTATCTTTACTAACGGTGTTTATGCCACTGGTTCGATGACCCTTAACGGAGTCTCCGTCTCCATGCCTGGGCACACGCAAGGAGCCTCGACGATTACGAATGGAGCCTTTCCGGGGAGTTATACCGTTACGGGAACCCTCGGTGTTGGTGGAGGTCTTACCGCGCAAGACATCATTTACCATTATTCAAACCTCCGCGTGGTTAACAAGGCGACGAATGATTGGATTACCTGGGCAACGAAGAATATCTCTGGTAGCGAGGCGGTTATTGACCTCTCGAATATCGGAACCATCAACGGATCGAGTATGTTGTCGAGCACGACTGGAACGGATTATGTCCCTTATTGGACGGGTTCAGCTTTTGCCAGTAGCCCCTTCAAACGGCGGGCCGCGAACGAGGTTGATTTGGAGAGCTCCGCCGGGGGTTACCTCCATTCCCGTTTAAGCTCAACATATAAACCTCTAACCATCGCCGCCACGACAACCGAGATTATGTCGAGCACGACTGGGGGATTTCTTGGATACGATGGTAGCAAACTCTCCGTTCGCAACGCCGCAGCGGATCTCGGTTCAACCTCGTATCCATTTAAGAATGCCTACCTAACCGGCGACACGATAACGTCGAACCTTACCGCGAAGGCTACAATATTCTTCACTAATTCCTTTAATGGTGACGCTGGAGCTTATGAGGTCAAACTCGGTTATCAAGGCAGCGGTAGTGCCTCCCCCGCAACAGCGATTGGTGGTAAGAGTACAAAAGGCTTCCTCGGTATCTCTGTTGGTGGAACCAATTATTACATTCCCCTTTGTAACTAACCCTTTATGCCATACCAAATTATACAAGATTTTCGTTACGGCATCGACTTGCGGAGGTCGAAACACACCTCCGTTATTGGAACTCTTCTCGATCTCATCGACGGCCATATTAATGAGGGTGCGGAGATCGAGAACCGGGCGATGTTTAAACCGTATACCTTGCCGACGGGGACCCTCGGTTTGCAAGAGACAGCTGCAGGCCTCGTTGTATTCGGCGCGGGAGCTCAACCAACGGAGTTCAACTCGCCGGGGTATAATATTGTAACACCGCAAGGGAGTATAGCCGTTCTTTACCAGTGCCTTCGTCGCTATTGCTCCCCACAGAATTACATGCCAGAGGCAACCCTGTCCTCGGTTATTTGCTCGACCTGTTTCAAGGGGAAATCGTTTGTTATCGCCTTGATGTCGGATAACACTGTTTGCTTGTTCTATGACGGGACGGCAATCCCCGATTCCTATCTCGGCTACGTCTTTCCAACGATGACGAAATATCAGGTGATGGAAGGGCTCGCGGAGGCCGTCAATCAAAGCGATTATTTTACGGGGACCTGGCCTCCGTTAGGGACATATATTGATGTTGAGGGGAAACCGGGGTTTCCCTTTACCTTGGTCCCCTCGCCCGCTGATACCTCGTTACCTTGGTATCTTACCGTTTCGAACCTTGTTGATGCAGTCCTTCCCTCGGTAGGGAAAAAGGCCGTGGGCTCGTTTCGGATTGTGGCTGGTGTTGTCGGAGCTGGGACGATAGCTGCAGTGAAGGTTGATGGGATTAGCATCCTCACTGGAGCGGTTGATTTCGTTACAGATGCGAAGACGACAGCGGCAGCGGTTGTAGCGGCTTGCTCGGCGGGGGCGAATTACACGATGGAGGCCGTTGATGATACCGTTCGCATCCTTGCAAAGGTCGTTGGAACAGCTGCGAATGGGAAGGCCGTCTCGGTTGAGTTGAGTTCGGATACGAACAAGCAGAAACTCATGCTCGGCGATTGCTCGTTCGACTTCCCCGCAGCATCGTTTACGATTAACTCAATTATCGCTGGGGGAGCAACTAATATTCTCGGGGCCTCGCAAAGTTTTACATCGGGAGGCGGGACGACTTTGGATACCTTCCTCGGAACCGTAGCAACGGCTATCAATGCAGGGAGTGCAACACATGGTTACTGCTCGATGAATGTTGGCAATCGGCTTTATATTTCGAAGATCGTAACCTCGAGCTCCGACGCCTCTGTTCCTATCGTTGTTGATGCGACAGAAAATGTCGAGGTCGTTACCGGCCACTTGACGGTTAAGATCGTGCCAAGCCCGGTGCCGTTACACTCGATCGAGCAAAGCGGAACGACTCTCTACCAAGGTGAGGTGAAAGCTATCATCTCTGGTGGCAGTGGAAAATACGATATCCAATGGGGGACTGAAGCTATCCAACGCGGCGACCAAGCGCAGTATGAAGATCCGAAGGCCGCCAGCACATTCTTCTATATCTTTGGCGCTAAGGGAGAGGGGATCGCCCCTGCTGGTAGTGTAACAATAACCGTAACGGATAAAGAGGTTGCTGGAAGTCTCTTCACCGCGATTGCCCCATTCATCTGTATCTGGGAATAACATTATGACTGTAACCGCAAATCTCGTTTCAACAGCCCAGGTGATGTCTGGCGGAACCGCTACCTCCGCAGGCACTCCTCAAAAAACGCGAGTCACTTACAACGGAGCGAATCCGACCGCGGGCGATAAGTTCTATGTGCTCATAACGGATTCCTCGTCAGGGACGGAATTCCAGCTAGGAGCTGGGGAGATAACCGGAACGGCTCCAGTCTTCGCAACGGTTTACAATGATCAGGTTTATTTGCTCGAGGGGACGCGAGCTCATTTATCGGGGATTGGTTCGGCCCTTCTTTGGAACGACCCGAACGAGCCAGGGACGGGTTATATTGACTTCTCCTCGCGAATGGCGATAGCGGAGAATCTCAAAGCCGCCAGCCATTATCAGGGCATGATGGCGTTCTTCACGGATACTTATATCTTCATCTACGAGATCTCGACGAACGTGGCAAACTGGAAGTTCAAACAAGTCATGGCGAATACGGGAACGCTGAATGCGAACTCGGTGCAAGCCTTGGGGGAAATGGATGTAATGTATCTCGGCTATACCGGGATTCGCAACCTTCGAGTGCGGGATAGTTCGTTGAACGCCTACGTGGATGATATCGGCAGTCCGATTAATAAATTACTCCGTACAGTTCTTCTCGTCAACCCGTTAGGAATGGGCGCTTGTTCTGTTATCGAGCCGCTGAACTTGCGTTTTTGGATGTATCCAGGAGCAGATCAGTATATCTACGTGTTATCGAAATTCTTATCGAGCGAGATAACCGCTTGGAGCCGTTACGGTTGTTACTACGTTGATGATGAAGACGAGGCTCAATTCTTCGCCCCCGCAAAAATGGTATCTTATAAGGGTCAAGTTTTTATCCGGGACACACAAGATATCCTTTTTCAATACGGCGGAACGACGGGGAGAAGTTATGACAGCCTTTGCGGAGCCATTGTCACAACGCCGTTCTTCGATCTTGGCTATCCTGCCAATCCAAAAGAGTGGATTGGGATTCAAGCCGCTTGCACAAACGAATGGCTAATCGAGCTCCTGCCGAATACGAAAAGCGAGACCTCGTCCATTATCGCCCTCGATAAGACGGGAAGCTCCTTCGACAACGGGGTTATTCCAGTCTCGCTAGTCTCGACTCATATCAAGGTCAAAATGACCTCTAAAACAACCGCCGCCTGTATATTCAGCGCGGTAATATTAAGATACCGAATGCAAGGGGAGTTATGATGACAGAAAGAATGTTGAGAATCTCACCGTGTCGAGTCGATGATATCGACTTGTTAACCAAATGCGCCGCGCAAGATGACCACGCGATTATCTCGCCAGCGTTTGTTGTTCGGAAGGGGCCACAGATTGTTGGTTACATTGGGGCGGCCCCAACCATTTTCTTCTGGATGGATACCCACCGCACTCAAGTGCGAGATTCCTTAAACGCCTTGAATTTCGCGGAGAACATTTACTCCGCGCAAGGCCATTCGATTGTCACTCTGCCCGTCAGAGACGAATCCCCGTTGGCTCCTTACCCGCAGAGCCTCGGTTATGTCCTCGCGGGAGACCATAAATTGTATTTGAAAAACTTACAGGCTTAACATATGTGTGGAGGAGGAAATGACGCCTCGGATGCCATCAGGCAACAAGAGGCAAATAGAACCGCCGCCATCTCAGCTGGGATGGAAAAGATCGACACGGCGTTTAAAGGGTTCACCCCTGCTTTTTACGACTCGATGCAAGCGGCAACGCTGGCACAGTTAACACCGCAGGTGGGGCAACAATACAGGGCGAATCGGTTGAACCTTGCAACCTCGCTAGCGGATGCCGGGATAGGATCGAGCTCCGCTGCGAACCGTTATATGACCTCGCTCGAAGCGGAAAAGAATCGCCAGATGATAGGGGTTACAAACCAAGCTTTGCAATCGCGGCAAGCTCTGCAAGGCGAGGTCGCCAAGCAAAAACAGAATGTGACGAACCAGCTGGTCTCGTCGCAAAATCCAACCCTCGCTGCGCAATCCGCCACCGAAGCGGCCTCGCAAATCCAAGCCCCTTCAGCTATCGCCCCACTGGGAAATCTCTTCTCCCAATGGGCTAATGTTTACATGGCGAATTCGATAAGGAATGCCATGCCGCAATTCGCTGGTGGTGGGTTCTCGCTAACCCCCTCTGTTGCAGGCCTCGGCTCTTCTGGCGGAGGCGGAACTCTTAACCAAAACGTAGGCCAACCTTTCCACTAAAAAGATTATGGGATTTTTATTACCTCTTGGAATCGCCCTCTCCGCCGCGGGAGCTGGTTATTCCGTTTACTCTAGCATCCAGGCTGCCAATGAACAAGAAGATATCATTAAGCGACAGATCGCACAGCAGGAGGAATATCAAAAACAAGCAACTCCGCTTTTTGAAGAGTCTGTTTCGGGGAGCGGAGCTGACAAAGTCGCGGCTGCTAAGAATGCCGCGAAGGCTTCAGCGGCCGAGGCCTATCGTCGAGCTACACAAATGCCTGTTTCCACGTCGACTGCACGAAATACTCTTAGCCCTGTAAATCAGGGGAGGCTTGATGCGGAGACGGAACAAGCCATTGGAGCGAGTGCGGAGTTACAAGGGTTTCAATCCGCCTTGAGCGATCAAGGGTTGAATAATGCGGAGGTGGCAAGGCAGTTAGGGGTGATATCGAATCTCTCGGCTAGCTCCGCCCAAACGACGCCTTACCTAACAAACTTGGCTGCCATGAACGGTGCACAAGGTCAAGCGATTGGTTCCGCCTTCACAACCCTCGGCGGGTTAACAGGAATGTATGGGGCTTTGAATCGAGCGGCCTCGGCAAACCCAGGTGCGGTGGCTCCGCAAAAACCCGGCTCAACCTTCCATTAAATGATTTAACCGAAGGATAAAAACTATATGTCTTTAATAAATCGTGGTTACGGAACAGATGCGGCGAACGCTTTTTCAGCGTTAGGGGATAAGCTGGCGGGGATTCTTATGGATCTCCCGATGATGAGGCAGAAGATTGCGGAGATGGGATTCGAGAGGGAGATGAAGGAGCGAGAGCTGGGAATGAGGATGCAGCAAATTGGGCTGGAACAATCTCGTTTAGAGATGATGGGGAAACATTACACAGCGCAAGAGAAGATTGCTACGCAAGCGGAGCAACGGAGGTCTCAAGCGGAACAGGATAAGAAAATCTATTATGATGAGAAGATCCGTCTTGGAGATCGGGCTAATCAAATTAAACAAGAGGCCGCGGCTGCGAAGGGATCGGATAACCTGGAACCAATAGAACAGCGAGCGCTGGGAGACGTATTCACACAGATAGGGAAGGAAGGGGCAACTCCAGCGGCGTTAGGGAAACTGTATAATATCGCTGTTGGTATTGGAAAGACGAAATGGGTGAATGGGATTTCCTCGATAGCAAGGACAATGATAGCGGCTCAAACAGCGCAGGGCAAACTAGGTCCGCAATCCATCGAACAAAAACGTTACGACCGTGAGGTTCTTAATAACAAGGTAATGGATGCCAAGGTTGCTGCACAAGCAGCCGCCGCACAAGTCTCCGGTCAACCAATACCGAAGGATTCAGAGGGCGGTATGACACCTTTGCAAGGGGAGATTTATAGCAAGCGGTATCCGTTAATATTGCGGAATACTCTGGGGATTGATAAAGATCCTTCTCCCGTCTCCCGCGCTGTTACCTCCGCTGCCCCTCAACAAAACTGGGAGGACGAAGATCCCTCCGGTATGACGGACAATCCCGATGAGGATATGCCGGCTCCAGCTCCCGCGCTGAAACGTTACATCTACACCCCGCAAGGCTTGAAATAATTATGATCGAGGTTTATGTAAAGGGACAAAATGCAGTTGTCGAGTTCCCGGACGGAATGCCGGAGAACGAGATACACTCCGTCATGGAGAAACATTTCGGTGGGGGTTTGGGAGCGGAAGCTCCTGGGCCCTCGCCCCTTTTTGCAATAGACGAGCCGGGGACGCTTGGGGAGAGGATTAGCAAGATTCAGAATCCGCCAGAACCGCGGGCTAGTGATGCGGAGATGGTGGGGATGGCCCCGCGAATGGCTCCGGCGTTTACACCTCGCGCGGCAGAGGATCAGCGGGTAGAACAATCGAGGCAGGCAGGGATGGGAATCCTCGAAGGGGTCGATATTAGCAACCTAACGCGAATGCCGCTAGAACAACTTTTGCCAGAACAGGCTCCTGTTCGTGGGAGGAATAAATATGAAGACGCCTTCGAGCGGGGTTTGCACGGGTTCCTCCGCGGTGGGTTACAAGCCGCCTCATTTGTTACATCGCTGGAAGGACTGGGGGCTTTGAAGGCGGCGAAGGTGGCTCCTCGGTTGGTAGGAGCGGCGTTTGCAACAGAAGGCGCTCGTGGGATTGGACCCGCGGTTGTGGAAGCGCAAGAAGCGATCAAGGCGAGAGATCCTGGACGAATCGGTAAATCCCTCGTTGACGTCCCAATGAACCTTCTCATGCTCGGTGCTGGGCCTGGAAAGATGGTAAAGGATTTCGGCGAGAAGGGGAAGATTGTTCAGGCGACGCCAGGGGAACGAGGGATCACACCAGGGGTTGATGAGACGGCTGGCGAGCATGGCGGATTCCGGCAGTTTGTTCTTGGCGGCCCGAAGGCCATTGTGGAAAAATCTAAATTCTTGGAAGGGAAGAAGCTCGAGAAAGAACAGGTTATGGGACGGTTAGATAACCTGGCACAGAAGGGGGATTTAAGCCCCGCGGAATTGAATTCTTATCGGGAGGGGTTGTCGGCGTTTCTCGATGAGGCGCCAAGGACGACGAAAGAGATTGCGGATAAAATGGATGAACTGGCACCGCAAGTGGAGGTGAAGGTTTTGCGGTCTAGCGGATTACGGAGCCAAACGGTTGAACAATTAGGAACCCTCCGTCACGAGTTGGATACAACTACCCCTAACTGGCAAACGATGAGGGATGCGGAAATCGCTGCTCTTGCACCGGAAGTGCAGGAAAAGATTAACCGCGCTACAAAAATGGCGGAGGAGTTACAAACTCCGATCAGTCAATCCTTCGACCCCGATCAATATCGCTCCATTGCACCGAAGGACGCCGATCAAGATGTGGTGATGGTGAGGGTTCCCGCGGTAGAGCAAAAACTTAAAGAAGGGGAATATGGGATTGAGGGATCAGGAGTAATTCACCAAGGCAACCATTGGGGCGCGGAAGATAAAAACGTCCTCGGTTGGGCGAGGATTCAATGGGAGAAAACAGCGGAAGGGAAGAAGGTAGCACATATCATCGAGGTGCAAAGTGATTGGGGACAGAAGCAACGAGGTATAGAGGCCGATATAAAAGAGCGAGCGGCTCGGCAAGGGATTACACCAGAAGAGTATAGAGAACGGTTTAAACACATTTACGCTAGCGGGAACCACCCCCTCCTCAAAGACTACCCCCGTTTAACCCTCAAGGCGGCAATAGATTACGCGAGGAAGAATGGGGCGGACGCTGTTGCCTTGTCGGATGCACAAACGGCAATGATGAGTGAGGGGCATGATGCGGTGGCGGCGGAGATTAAACCGGCCACACTTGAAGAGGTTGCAAAAGATGCTAGTAACTCCGCTGAAGATATGCGAGGTTATTATGGAGAGGACTATCGAAATGGAACCTTTGCAAAGTTTAATGGAGAATATTTTCGAGTGGATAAACCGCAAGCTAATTTCTCACAGCGGGCGAAAGAAATTGCAAGGGATATAGCGCCATATGCGGAGAAGGGCGGTAATTACATCCCGCAAGAACCCGGCATGACCCTCAATTACGATAAGATCCTTCCACGGACCCTGGAAGAACTCACGGGGAGAAAAGGGGAACCGGTGGATTTTGGGGAACATCAGAGGGCAGTGAGCGTTCGTTACCTACATCCAGAACTTAGAACGCCAGAGGCTCGTGATGAACGGGATTATGCTCGTATGACAGAGACCCCAGAACAAACTGAGTACTGGAGGAATCGCAGAGAAGAACACGTTATTGAACCTCGAAAGGGGCTTATCTTTAAAGACGCCTCTGGCAAACCGAAGACAACAGCGACAGCTCGCCTTTACGATATCTCTCATCTCCGCGAGAAGCAATTTTCCTTGTTCGGGAAGGATGTTGAGCGAACCCCGGCGGCTCGTCCCGGCGAACGAGGAGCGATAGAATGGAATCCCCTTGCAAGGTGGCAAGGAAAGAAAGGAGGTGGGAGAAATGTTGCGAGACAAGAAACCGAAGAAAAAGGGCAAGGGTTGTTAGGTAGAGTCAGCACGTTGGCAGGAGGGGAAGTAGCGAACCCTCCGCCAGCGGGTCCGAATCGGTTTTCGGAACGAGGGGCCATAACGACGGATGTCCTTTCTTGGTATAAACGCCGGCAGTTGAAAGGGGATACCATTCCCGCTGCGATGGATACGATTGATAACTCCGCAAATGTTTATTCGAAGCAAACGAGGAATTGGATTGAGAGCAAAGCGAAGGATACTCTCGGACGGCAGCTGAATAAGCAAGAAGCGGAGGCACTGGCGATGGTGGTCGAGGCGAATGGAGATATTAAAAATCTCGATCGGATGAGGAATGCCCTTCTTGGAGTTAATACAAAACAGGCGAATAGGGTTCGTGCGGCGTTGAAGTTAGCTGGCACGCAATGGGGTAAGCTTCTCCCTATCGCACAGCGGTATTCGCAAGAGGCAAGGAGGCAGGTTGATGCAGAGAATATCCGCGGGATAGATACGATATACCGCGAGGGGTATGTTCCGCATATGTGGGACCTGCGGCAAGAGCTTGATCTCCTTTTCGAAAGCGGCGGTGGCGGGGCTAGTGGGTTTATGAAGCAGAGGAAATACGATACACTCGCCTCCGCGGTGGCTAACGGGTTGAAGCCTGTTAGCTTGAATGCCTTCGATCTTCTCGAACATCGACTCCGTGTTGGGAACAAGATGGCAGGAAAGGTTGAACTCGTTGACTCGCTGAAGAAGGTTAATGATCCCTTTACCAAACAACCGATCTTTGCGGATGTTGGGAGAAAGGTGAGGATGACCCCAACAGGGCCTCGCGGATCGCAAGCCGTCGTGCCGAAGGGGTATGTGGCTACGTTCTTTGGGAATCAGCCCGTCGCGGTGCTGAAACAATATAGCGGATTGTTCAAGGCGTTGAATGGGGAATCCATCTTTAACGAGTCGGTTATAGGAAAAGCCTTGATGGAGGGCGTCGGGTTTACAAAGCATACGATCTTGTTATTCGACCTTTTCCATATGGGGCGCCTCGCATTTTATGGGTTATCGACTGGCGGGTTTAAGGCTATGCGGTTTAACAAGGGGCTGTCGTTGCTAGACTTCGATGAGGCCACGCTGGGCGAGATGGCAAGGCGAGGAGAGATCCCCGCAAAATGGTTGAATAATATCCTTGAAGATAAAAGGATCATCGGCCTCGGTATCCGCACGGGTTACAATATTGGGAGGATCTCGGATAACCTTTACACCACCTTCTTGCAGAAGCTGCCTGGGATCGGAACTTACAACCGGTTCTTGTTTAATCGGTTTCAGCGAGGGGTCATGGCTAATGTTTACCTGTCGGAATTCCGCCGGTTGAAAGAGGCGGACCCAGGGAAGGCGGATGCAGAGATCGCGAGGAACGTCTCGCGGGATCTTAACAAGCGGTTTGGGAATCTCATGAATCAATCGTGGGTGAAGAATAAAACGATGACGGATATCATGAGGATCTTCTTGCTGGCTCCGCAGTGGAATGAGGGGTTGTTGAGAACGGAGCTTGGCTCGATGGGACAGACAGGGAAAGCGGCCCTCTCCGCGGTGACAGAACGACGACTGGTTGTTGGCTCGTTAATGAAGAGTGCGGGCACGCTGTTCGCTGCTTACTTTATCGGGAACCAGCTTATCAACATGCTCACGCGAGGGAAGCCGACGTGGGAGAATCCTGAAGAGGGAATCAATGCGAAGATCTCGGCTTGGATACCGGACAAACTCGGTTCAAGCAAGGGGATGTTTTTGAATCCAATGTCTCTGGTGGCGGAGATCTCACACCAATTCTCGAAACAAATTGAGAAGCGGCAGAGCCTTCGACGGGGCGTTCACGATGTTGTCTCGTTTAAACTGGCACCCATGGGAAGGTTCCTCGATCTTCTTTGGACGGGCGAGAATTGGAAGGGGAAGAGGTTGACGGATTCGGAGGTTTTGAAGGAGGCCGCCCTCATGGCGCCAATACCGATGCAAGCTCCGACAGTTTACCACGCGGTGCAAGGGAAGGAAGAGTATCCCGGAGAGGCACAGAAGACGGCACTTAGCATGATTGGTATCAAGCCGGAGATTATCCAACCCCCTCAAACCGGTGGCATCAAGCGCACAGGGGTATCTAGAAATGCAACAAGGCGGAAAGCGATAAGACGCTAACCGCCCTGGGGTTAAATGATTTAATTCAAGGACCGCTGGTTTAACCGCCAGCGGCCTTTTGTTTTTGGAGGGCTTCCAGCATGACCTCTTTGTATTTGCGGGGAGTGGCGACCATCCGTTTCGTCACCGCTTGGGAGCCATCGTCGTTGTAGAAGGTGTGGTCCCAAATGATTATCTCGTTGGTTTTCTTCTCGAGGAACCGCATGGCCTGGAATGTCTCGTCAGGGGTCATATCACGAGCACAATCGCGCATGACGAGTTTCTCTGGCATCCAACCGCCAGCGGAGGCGAGGCGCTCGATGATGGCTTGCATGGGGCCGGATAGCTCGTTGCGGCCAGCAGCGACTGTTAGTTTCCTCATATTTGGTTCGAGCGAGTCAATGAGGGCTACCGCGAACTCAAAGTTATCGCGGGTGAGAACAAGCTTGGGATTTTCCTCGGCCATCTCGAGGGCCATCGCAACCTTCAAGGCTTGAACGTGCTTGCTGGAATACCAGGCTTCCATGAGTGGATCTTCGGGGAATTTCAATCCTTCATACCAGGATTTGTAGAACTCGAGCATGTCGGCTTCCATCTTGAAGACACCGGCGAGTTTGCCCACCTTGATGAGGTGGTTCTTAAGCTGTTCGCGCATCTTTTGCCAGCCAGCCGGGGGAGATGGGAATGCCTTGCGAGGACCGCGGCCCGTCTCGACAACGTAGATACATCGCCGGGCGAAGCCGGAGTCGACCTCTTCGGATTTGAGATGGCGGATTAGCCACCCCGTTGTCTGGCAGGCGAGCATGGAGAGGCAAGGATTATCGACCTTCTCAAGGCCGCGCGAGATGGTAGAGCCATCGTAGAGAGGAGAACCATAGATGTCGGTAAGGAATCCAATCATCCCCTCGATGTCGATAGTGAGGAGCGAGGACATTTCGTTGAGGAAGAGGGCGAGGGGACGAACCTCGACCGGGGCTCCATCACAATCGGTGTAGGACATAAGGCACTCGTCAGATGCCATGCGTTTTATCATGTCGGCTGGGCTTTGTCGAGAATACCCGATCGGGTAATTGGGAAAGGCCTCGGTGAAGATATCGCGGATGATGTCCTTTGCGGAGGACTTCCGCGAACCCGCGAGGCCGACGAGACAGATATACATCTCCGGGGAGAATTTAAAATACCCCCAGTCGATTCGAACGGATTTCTTCACCGCCGCTGTGAGGGCGTAAAGCATAGACCAGACAACGTAATTGCGGGGAATCTCGTTGCCGGAATTGTACTCGATAAAGGCGTTTATGGCGTTGTAGGGCATAGGGAGATACCGACGACATGAGGTTCGAGGGCGATAACAGGGATGCCGATGCTGGCGGCGATATTAATTTCAGCCTTGATGCCTTCGCTCTTATCCCAGTCGGGGAGGGTAAGAACCCACATCTGGCCAGCGATGCGAAGCATTCCAATGTCGTGGGATTTCCAAGTTTCCCAGGTGCCAGGAACTTTCATATGGCTAGCGATATGGTGGTTGTGGACGATAGGGGAATAGATGGCTATCCCTTGCGAGATGTAATGGGCCACCGCTTGGAGAGCCCATTCATACCGCTGTTGTTTAACGGCGGGGTCAGGATGAGAGTATGGACTGGCTAGGTATATCATATGGTTCCTCTGTCAAGAATCCCCCAGTTCTTTCCGTAAGATCCGTCGAACGGAATGGTTATCTTTTGGCCAGCAATCTCGAGGGGGTTATCGAAATACTGGCGAATTTTGGGGAGAGCCCAATCGGTTTCCTCTTCCCGCCATTGGAGGACAAGGGCGTCGTGCCAATGGTGGAGGGGGATGATGCGAAGGTGGGGCTTCGCGGCGCACCAATTCTCTGGGTCGTTCCAGAGATTAAGGAGAGCCTTGTTCGTCGCCCATGTGGTATGGACTTGCGGGAGGTGGGAGAGAGCCTCACCGAGAATTTCTTGGGGCCGCCCGCGAAAACGGCGGGTGAAGCCGCAACAGGAACCGAGTTCGGGTTTGTCTTTGAGCTTACGTTCCATCCAATGCCACCAGATGCGGGGTTTGTAACAGGCTTGCACGGCGTCATGGAAGAGCTTGACCTCGTCGCGAGAGAGGAAGATCTTGCCTTCGGAGAGTTTGAGGATTTGGTCGGACAAGAGATCGGGTCCCATCAAGTAGCAAATGCCCCATATCGCAACCTTGCAAGCGAAGTAATCCCAATCGTCTTTCTTGATTTCCTTGAGAAGGGACTTGATCTCGGACCGCGGTTTGCCTTGAAGAGAGGCATTCCCGTAGCGGAGCATGTAGCATAAACGGTTCGCTGGCTTGATCCCCGCGCGGAGATCCTCGATCATGGTGGGGTCGCCAAGCATGTTGAGATACGCGCCGATCGTCCAGCCGTCGGAACCTTTTAGATCGCACTTAGCGACGAAGTAACCCTCGTCCGCGAGGCACAGGTCGTGCATCCCCTTGCGGAGAACATGCCCTTCCGGCTTCATGTGGTTCTCGTCAGGGAGGGTGTGGAGATTGTAACCGCTGCCGGTAGGGGAGGTGTAACAGGTGAGACGACCGGTCTTGGTGCCGGTGATGTTATAGCCGCAACGGATGCGCCCGTCAGGATCGGAATGGATCTCTAACATTTGCATTCGGGTGCGGAGCTCGGAGATGTCGAGGGCGAGTTCGAGAACCCGATTGGCGCGGTGGTAGAGGAGCTCGTTGCGGGGGTCCGCCTTCATCTGGCGGGAGACCCATTTCGAGAGCTTGAGAAGGGCATCGTAATCACAGGTGATGGTGCCCTCGTTCCGTTTTTTCTGGACGGGGAGTTGGAGTTCCTTGTAAAGGAAGTCGCGGAAGTCAGCTTCCTCAGCGTCATAATAATCCACCGAGGGGGAGACGAGATCTGGGTCCTCGGATTTCTTCCTCGATTTGATATTCATGGAGAGACCGAGGGCGGAGTTAATAAACCCGCGCTGCTCGTTCGTAATGGCTTGGTGGGAGGAGAGGATCTCCTTGATTCGATAGTAATCTTTGGCCGAGGATTTCTTAGGAATATCCTGGTCTCGTTTGTAACAGAGTTTCTCGCGGACGATTTCCATCAGCTCGGCGTTGCTTTTCGAGTAATCCAACCCACGGTGAGCGAGAACATCCAGCTCGTATTGAAGCTTGTAAAACGATGACGAACACTCGACGGCTCGTTCCTTGGCGAGGACGGAATCATAACGGACTCCGAAGAGCTCGATGAAGATTAACGGGTCGAGGCACTCATGGTTGGTTTGATAATGGGACCAAGAAGCTCGGCGAAGGTTTTCCTGCTCGCGAGTTATATTCGTTGCGAGGAAGAAGGAGCGCAACTTCTCTGCGATCTCGTAGGTAACAGCGGAATCCTTGCAGCAATATTTGTAGAGGATCGAGGCATCCTCCGTCTTCCGCTCGAATTTGTAATAGGGTTCTTTGGTAAGGACGGAGGCTTGGACCGCCAGTCCTTTCTCCAATTCGCAAAAGCGTTCCCACCACATGAGCATGGTATCGTCTTGGCAGCCAAGAACGGGGATGCGATAAGCGTAATGGAGGACGAAGCGATCATACAATCCGTTCTGAAGGATCTTAGGAACCTGCGGGTTCGCCATAAGATCCGCGAAGGCTCGCCAGATAGAAAGGTCCTCTTCTGGATTCTTCCAATAAGGGGAGCCGTCGGGATGGTGGAAGGGGACGATGAAGGAATTCCCTGGGGAGGTTGCAATGGAACAACAAGTCATGCAGGCAACGCCGCCTTCGATGTCGATGGCGATAGGGAGTTCTTGGATTTCGATCTCGGAAATGAGGTCGAGGATTTCGCGAGGAGCCTTCGGTTCGTAGAGGAGGTTCCGCGGGGGAAGGACCAGTTCGGGACACGAGGCTTCGGAGAGGGCCTTTGATAGGTCGAATAGAACCATACTCCGCCACCAGTAAGTGCGGAAGCAAGCAGCGGGGTGGTATGTGGCTATGCACTTAGCACCAGGGCAAGGCGAATCTGGATGGGCGAGGAAGAGAGAACCCCGCCATGCGTCGATCGAATGGGTTAGTTTAAACACCGGCTCGCCCTTGGAATAGCGGACGCCAGGGGATTGGCCGGGGTTGATAAACTTGTTGAGGGCAACCCCGCCGAGACAAACGATGATGTTTGGGCGGAACTTGGCGAGGTCCGCTTTGAGTTGGAGATGCCCTTGCGTGAACTCATCGCCGTGCCAATCGAACAAGGCGATCTTATTTCCCTCCGGCCTTGTCTGGCAAACATTGCCGATGAAGCAAGTGTCGCGGAGGATGTTCAGTTTGGATAGGAGGCCATTCAAAAGCTGCCCAGACATGCCGACGAAAGGGACGCCGAACTGGTCCTCCTCAGGGCCAGGGGCTTCGCCAATCAGAGCGATACGAACGGGCAGCTCGATGGAGGGGAGGACGTTAGGAACGCGGTTCATTGGTTCCCTTTTCTTTATGCTTCGTCCAATCGCGGGCGGAGACTTCTTCCCAAGCGGTAGCGAGGGCAACCTCGAGGGAGATACCTTCATGGGCACAGTAGTCGCAAAGGTAAATGATGATGTCTCCAACCGCGTCACACTTGGCGGCGAAGTGGTCTTCATTCACGCGGATGCCTTGTTCCGCCTTGAGATGAGCATGGCAGAGCTCGCCAACCTCTTCAGCAACGCCGAGGAGCGGACGGTAGCTGGGTTGGTTGCCAAAGTTTTTAGCGGACCAGGCCCCTACTGCGGTTTGATATTCGCTTAGTGTCATAATTTGATTTCTTTCGTTTGGACTTTTGTTTTCTTTTCGGTAATGGTTTTGAGTTGGGATGAGTGGAAGTGGATACGCTTACCGGTATCGACGAGCGTTGCGTTGAGGAATCCGTAGAGGTCGCGGACGAGATCGGTAACTTGAAAGAATTCGCCGTCACCGTTGCGGAAGAAGAAATGGGCGGTTTCGTCTGGGGGTTCATTCATGGTTAATAAGGCAAAGGGGTTACCTGTATTACGCATAACACTCGCCCTAAATCTCTTTGCACTACACTAATGTTCTCTTCGTAAAGCGTATCGAGGTTGCGCATTACTCCACTTCTATAGGATATATAATATATACGCCACATAGATTCCTTTCTACCACTGGCCTCGGCGGAGGGTGATGGCGATAAGAGCATAATCGGCGAGGTCAAACCAGGAGTCGTCGATCGGCTCGTTCTTAGGGCGCCGTTTATTCGAGTAAAGGGTTTTCAACCGTTCAAACTTATCATTAACCCGCACGATGACGCCTTGCTCGCCGAAGGCTTTGATATTCGTAGGGCCGTAATCAAGTTGTTTCGAGTCGCAAAGCATAGCGGTTTCCATGGCGGCAGCGAGAACGGCGCGGCCTTGCGAGGTGACGATGTTTAGTTTTCCAGCGGTCTCGGCAACCGTCTCGGAAAAGTTATCGGGAAGTTTAACTCTCGGTTTCATCTGTGAATTCTCCTTGGATTTGTCTTAAGACTTCGGACTTTATTCTGGGTGGTAGATTCTTGAATTGCACCTCGCGCACTTGGCGAGAATCAAGAAAGGTTTTTGTTGCGGAATAGATACAATGGTCTCGGATGCGGATTTCGTAAAGGTTGTCGAGGTATGTTATACGAAGGACGTGGATCATACGAATAGATAATCGGGATTACGCTTGCGGAGTTCGTTCTTGATGTTCTCGACAAGGCGGTTGTAATGCCCTTCGTTAGACTCGCAAGCAATGTAATCGCGGTTTTTACGGATGAGGGAGATGACGTTAGAACCCTCGCCAGCACAGGGTTCGAGAACCTTCTCGCCGATATGGGTAAGGTGGTCGATGAGGAACTCCCAAACGAGGAAGGGCTTGACGAACGGATGCTTCATCGTCTTGCGAAATTCATCGGCACCAGTGGCGATCCAGTTTGTCGAACAGGTCTCGGCGAGGACAGCACCCGGCTTGCGGAAGAGGAGACAGAACTCAGCCTTCTTGGTCATGTTGTACTCGGCGGCGTTGTTACCGCCAACATTTTTACACCAGACGAAAGGCCAAGCCTGGACGCGGAATCCAATCTTCTTAGCGAGGAGGCAGACCTCGTTGGAGTATTCCCAATTCATCCAGACGGCAACGAAGGCTCGATCTTTGGTGGCGGACCAAGCAAGGGGAAGGAAGGTCTCCATAAAGGCACGGCCTTTTTCGACCGAATGCTCTTCGAGGATGGATTCGACATTTTTCAGGGTGCCTTGGTCGGCAGCCTCGTCTTTGGTGAACTCGTCGAGGTCGAGGAGGTAAGGAGGATCGGTGATGATGTGGTCGAAGAGGCCCTCGTTCTTCGCCATGTAATCTCGGCAATCGCCTTTGATCAGCCGGTTGGAGATCATAACGGTCCGCTGGCGCTCGGCGGACGCCTTGTTTTTCTCTTCCCAATAGAGCTCGAATTGTTCGGGGTCATTGTGAGGATTGCGGAGGTATTTCTCGCGGGCATCGTCCTTGACAGCGTCGGAGGGAGGTGGCTCTTCTGGAAACGTCTCGATGTTAAAGTGCTCCTCGTTACCAAGATTGGATTGAAGAGCGTACTCGATAGCCGCTGCTTGTTGGCGACGAGCGAGTTCGGCAAGAACCTCGTCCTCTTTTTTCTTCAAGAGATAATCGAGGGCGGCGTTCATGGAATCCATTTTCCTTATCGGGGATTCCTTATCACGATCGAGTTCATCTGCTATCTTGATAGCGTAACTAACAGAGGCATTGGTGACACCGAAGAGCTCGCCGGTAGCAGCCTGGCCCCACTCGGTTCCCGCGATAGCATGGGTTCGTTCTTGGAGCGAATGAACCTTCGCAATGCCGAGGCACTTTTCCAGCCAGGACATGGGGAGGCGCCGTATATTTTCCTCGAGCTCCATCATTTGTAGTTCATCAGGGGAGAGGTCCTCTTGGATCTTGACCTCGATCTCTTCCCATTCGAGAACCTTGCAAGCGAGGATGCGCCGCTCGCCCATGATGAGGCGGAAGGTGTGGCCTTCCGGGGTGGCAGGAATCGGGGTGACGATGGGAGGGTTGAAGAGACCAAAGCGGGATATGGAATCCGCTAGGGCTTGGATGGACATGCCGGAGTCCGCGAGGAAACCTTTGTCGTCGCGGAGACGGTTGGAGATGAGGATTCGATTAATGGGAATTTTCATTCGAGGTAACGGGAGCGGGAGCGGTTTCAAGAACAGGCAATTCAATCTTCTTATCCGCCAGAAGTTTGAAGAACAACTTGGCAGTATAATGGACATCAGCGAGGGCATCATGGGATTGCGAAGGAGGGGCGCCGAGGATCCTCTCACAAGCGACGGATAGCTTCGGCCAGGAATATTTATGACCGAACTTGCCGGGGAGAGCGCACAGCGGGGTGCAGATTTGCATGAGATCGAGTTGGTTAGGGGGGAATGCAATTTGAGTAGCGAAGGGCTCTCCCCGTTTGCACTCGTGGTTGATTACAGCAAGATCGTAAGGGGTGTTGTAACCGACAAGGATGTCGCTAGCCTCAACGTAGGCGTTGAAGATGTCGAGGATGGTATGGATTAACAATCCTTGGGCGCGGCAATAGTCTTCCGTCAACCCATGCACCGCGGTGGCTTGCGGCGGGATAGGGATAGGGCAGTCGGAGCGGAGGAGCTGAGCACGGTGGCTGTTCTTTCCGTTCTCGTCAAACACGGCGAAACCGAGTTGGAGAAGGTGTGGCTGCTCGATGTGGCCGTGTGGGAGGCGAGGGTTATGGAGACCAGTGGTCTCAGTGTCGAAGAAGAGGATTTTCATCGGGGCCTTCGGTTAAACGATTTAATTCAAGTTGGGGAGATTAAAAAAGGGAGGGGCAGAAGGACCCCTCCCATTCTTGTTCGGAACGCGTTACGAGACTTTGAGATATTTTACAATATCGTTGGACTCGTCGTAGGCGCGACCGGTGTCCTTGTCAACCCGTTCGGGCGAGATGACAACCTTGCAGCGGACAACCTTCCCGTTGAAGACTGTCGGGTTAGCGATGATCAAGCGAGGGGTTCCCGTGATCGGCGGTTGGCAGGCCTGGGCGGGAGCAGCAATAGCCCTGGCGATGGAGGAGGCGTCGTAAGGGGTCTTGCCGGGACGCGAGATGGGCGTAACGGGAATCCACTTGGTGATGACAACTCGACCAGGTTCGATTTCCTCGCCTTGCGGGGTCTTGGCCACGCGAGTGGTCTTGTGTTTCAAGACGATGTTCTTGCCCGTCTTGTCCTTGTTGTCCTCGAGGGTGGCTTCAAGCACCATGTCGTAGAGACCAGCGGTGATGATCGGATAGCCAGTCTTGATGTCGTTTACATCAATGTCGAGCGGATCAGCGGTGCCTCCGCTTACAACGGTCGTCGGAACTGCATCTTCGTCTGGAGTCGCCCAATTATTGTTTTTGATTTCTTCTGACATAACTTAGTTTTTGTTTTGAGGGTTTTTATTGTTGTTTTGTTTCTTCGGCAGGGAGAGGCTCCTCGCCAAAATTATAAGATCCATAGATGCCGGAGAAGGAGGCTGGAAGGACTTCTTTCTCGTGATGGGGCCACTTGCAACCGAGGCCGCGGACGTAACCGAACGGTTTCACTCGGACAGTGGCATTCTTCCCGTCATGTTGTTGGTAGATGACTTGGGAGAACATAGCTTGGAGATACTCGCGGAGTTTGGAATACATCATTGGCTCCTCGCCGATGACGGCGCCGGACTCGTTTGTCATCTTTTCCGAGTGCGCGATGCACACCGTGTGAGCTTGGAGGAGGTGGAAGCGGTCGAGGATATTCTTCGACATCCCTCCAACAGCGCCGGCCCATTTCCTCGCATCGGAGATATATTTCTCCCCACCGATCTTGCCGACATGCTCGTGGAGGACGTTGCACATTTCGGTAAGGGAGTCGAGGACGACCGTTTTGAAGGGGATTTTAGAACCCATCTTGCGGAGGGCGTTGATGGTGTCGCCGATAGCTTCGGCACCGGTCGAGTCTGGCACGGGACCGAATCCGATAGAACGGAAATCGAGATCCGCCTTTTTAAAGACGGAAAAGTCGATGAACGTTACCGGAGGGATATCCGCGGCTGGTTGGGCGCAGAACTTTGCGAGGTTGACGGGAGCAAGGGCCTGCATGGGCTTGTCGAAGATCTCAAGGCCGTGACGGTCGAAGAGCAGAACGAGCATTGGCTTTGGATAGGAGCCGACGACAGAGCCTGTCTTGTATGTCATGGGGAGACCAAAACGGAGTTCGGAAATGTATCTCATTGGGCCTCCTTGTTAAGCTCGGCGAGCTTGAGGCGAGCGTGGTTAGCAATTTCTCTTGCTCGGATTGAGGCCGCGGTTTTGGCTCCAAGCCTTTTATTCTCCCGCCATTCTTGGTAGGGGCTATCAATAGTGCAGCATCCGCGAGGCCAGAGACTTTTCATAGGGCAGACAGCAGCGCAACGATCTTTGCCGTCGATATGGGAGTCGGGTATTTCATCTTGTTCTATAACATACTGGCAAGCGGGGCATTCATTTTTGAGATAGGATTTATCTATTTCTTTAAGCTTTATCCAATCCTCTTTATGTTTCACTGGATTCTCCGCCAGCCAATCCCACATCTCAGCGAGCATCTCGTAACATTTTCTTAAGGTCATTTCCATATTAAAGAGGGGGTTGAAGTTCAGCCAGCTTCTCGCGAGCGTGGTCAGCGATTTTCTTTGCTATTGCAGTAACCTCCCGCCAATCGCTTTGATACCAAGCATCGCTCCATTGGTTATAGAGGGAGTTACTGCCGTTACAACATCCGTCAGGCCAGACGCCTTTCAGCGGACATTCGAGCTTGCAATCGGGGGCAGCTGGAGCTTCAAGGTCATTCCACCGATCCTTTTGGCACATATACTCACAAGCGGCACAGTCATACTCGCATTCCGGATATTCAGGATGGGAGAGGAGAAAATCCTCCTTCCCTTTATCGGGGTTGGCTGCGAGCCAATCCCACATTTCGATTATCAGTTCATAACATTCTTTCAGAGTCATAGATACGTATTCCTTTCTCAATCTAACGGTGACCAGGTGTTATCCTGGAAGTTACCAGACGAAAGCATCTCGCCGCGCTGAGATGGCGGAGTCGTGCAAACGTCGTAGAATTGACACTTGCCGTATTTAGAACGGCAAGAATAACGGTATTGGGGGAAAGACTCGCCCTCCGCCATATGGAGGAAGAGTTTGATTAGCTCGATGGTGTTCAGTTCCCACTCGCGGAGGTCATCCTCGGTTATCCAGAATTTCTGGCGTTCGAAATTCTCAAGCCACCAGGCGTCCATACCGCCTTTGGGTTTGAGAGGGGCTGCCTTCGAGCGGACGGCATTGACACAAAAGCCGGAGGGAACCTCGCCAGTTATCTTCCAAGCAGCCCAGGAATAACCGAGGAATTGCGGGGATACCTTCTTATCGTCCCAGAACATGTCGCCGAGGACGGAGGTTGTTTTATGATCGACCGCGACGAGGCGGCCTTCCCAACGGACGAGGAGGTCAATCTTGCCGGTGTAAAAGACGGGGAGGATGTCACCGTTAGGACGGCGGTGCATATAGATGGGGAAGATGAAAGGAACTTCCACCATTGGTTTTCCCTGGCCGGAGAGGACAATGTTCCACGGCTCGAGGGTGTAAAGGCGATTATACTGCTTGATGAATACCTCGACCGCCCAGTTAAGGTTCCGCCAGTCGTCTTCGGGGAACACGTTTTTCTTGAAGAACCATTCGAGAATCCGTCTCTGTTCGTTCTCGACTTTCTCGCTTGGCGGTTCGTTGAGACAGCGGCTATACCGCCAGTCCCATACGCGGTGACCGGCGGAGCCGAAGAGGAGGGCTGGCCGAATGGAGGCCAGCTGACGGCGATAGAGGTTATTGTAGAGACACGCGCGGGGGCACGTGGCGAATACCTCGAGGAATGAATTGTCGATGAGGAAAGAACCTTCACGAAGTGGTAGGGAGATCATTGGGACCCTTTCGGATGTCGAGTTTCTTCCGTTTAATCATCTCGCGGGTTTCGAGCATCTTGGCGAGGCCGATAGTCATTTGCTCGGCTTGAAGGCCCGTTTCGGACACCTTTGTAAGGGCGAATTCTTCCCTATCGAGGGTGTAAGTGCCAGGGAAGAACACCGGGATGAGGTTAAGGCGGTTGACTTCGCCACAATTCATGCAGAGCACGAGGTGTCCCTTAACGGGGACCGAGTCCCGATCGAGGCCAATGAGGACCTCGATAGGGTAGTGGCACCAAGCGCAAGGGGCTGGTGCGGGTTGTTGCAGAGGGTATGGTTTAAGGCTTGGCATTGGGATCCTTTCGGAGGGAAGCAAACGCATCGCGTTCTCCTTGTGCTTTACCTAACCGCCATGTGAACCACATGGAAGTGGAGAGGAGCACAGAGAGAATGGCGAATATAATAATTTCCTCGCGGTCCATAAGATTATTCCTCAAAAGCGGACATCATTTTAGCCATCTTCTCGACGCTAATCGAGGGTTTCGTCGAGCGGGTCTTTTTTGGCTGGGAGCTTTCGCTTTCCGGGTCGAGCTTTTCCGCTTCCCGCCGGAGGGAGGCTTGCCGGCTCTGAGACGACAGGGCGTTCTGATGGACTTCCGACAGGAACATCGACAGTTCCTCCTTTGTCATTAGAGTTATTGGTTTCTCCAGGAGATCTATGAGCCTCAGGTCCGACAAATTCGCCGGGGTTGATGAGCTCGCACTGGGAGACGAAGCATTCGAATTCGCTGGTGGTAATGAGGGTCCAGCCTCGTTTGTTGCAGGTGTCATATAATTTCTCGATAAGGATGTTAGCTACAGTGGAGAGGGTGCCATTCCGCGGACGGATCGAGCGGAATTTATTCACCCTCGAGTTGGGGATGAGAAGAGTGCATTTTGTGACCGGCTCCTTGACGGAGTCCGGAAGATAAGGATTTTCGAATTTCATAAGAGTTTCATAGTTGTTGGTGTAGGACCGTCCTCGACGAGGCAGTCATTGGTTTCTTGCAAGGCGAGGAAGTCCTCGCGGGGAGATCCCGCTGGGGTGAAGATGAATGGGCCGTTCGCTCGGCGGAAGGAGATGAGACGGGCGAGGAGGCGAGCCTCGACGAGGGAAAGAGGGCCGAGCCCAACGTCGCCAGCGGCTGGTTGAGAGAAGGATTTTGCGGCGGAGAGACAAGAACGGCGAAGAGCCTCCGGCATTGTTTTAGCGGTGACGCGAACTTGGCCGACTTGCGGTTTATCTAGCTGGATAATCATCTTAGGCCGCACTCGGTCGAACTCGTCGATGTCGAACATTGTCGATTTTGGCAGATACTTACGAGCGTAATACATGGCATCTCGCAAGCGGGCCGCAAACGTGGCCGCGGTTGCCTCTTCCGGCTGGAAGATTGTCTCGTTCGGCCAGGCGTTGACAATCATAGCAATGGTCGACTCGAACGCTTCGAAGAGTTTGGGATCTTCTGAAGGAATCATAAAGGGCTCCTTTATTATTTAACGGAAACCCCCTCAACGCCTCGCCGCAAACGATCTTGAGTGCGTTTCTGCAACCACATTAAAGCCTCTTCCATTTTTGTTAAAGCCAAAGCGTTTTCGCGGCACGAAAAGGGACCAGCCTGAAATGAACGAAGGCGGTCGATAAGAATGGCTAGCAAGGCTTCTTGACTGATGCCATTAGCACAGCCAACTTCTTGTAATCCGCCATTTTGGAAAAGGATTATTGTTGCCCCGTCTCCTGAAGAGGAAGATGGGTTTTTAGCTGTATCGTATCCAGTTATTTGATAACGGTGGTAAGCGCCACCAGCACCGGGCTCGTCGGTGGCAATAACATCTAAGCACTCGTTTAGACTATTTAATTTATGATCAGTTATTTTTTTCATAAGTTTTAATAAAAGGGGGAGGTTGGCAGTCCCTCCCCATTGTGGAGTTAACAGCAAGAAAGACTAGGATCCGAACATTTCAGCCTTTTCTTTCTTTTCCTTCGCCAGCCACCATTCGCGGATGATCCAGCCCAATGCCTCGGGCACTTGAGCGGTGTCGGCAGGAAGCGTCGGGAACGGCTGACCGGTGATCTTGGTGAAGAGTGTGGTCTTGAACTTCTTGAAGAGCTCCGCACCCTCGGGGGCCAGCATATTCTTCGCCATCTGGAGATACTCGCCCGGCAATTTCTGAGGAGCCCGGGCTTTCCGCTCAGCTTCTTTCGGATCGACCGCGAGGCCCTTGCCATCATTAGCAGCCGCCACGGCCTTGTCGAAGGCAGCCTGGAAGTCCGCGGGTTTCTTGCCGGTCGTGGCCAGGGCGCGTTTGATGTACTCGGCTTCGGTCTCATCTGGGATGAGAACCGGCTTGCCGTCCTTCACGAGGGGCTGGCCGTCTTTCTTGGCCTGCACCATCTTGCGGGAGATTTTAGTCTCCGCGACCAGGAGGGAGACGAGGATTCCCCTCGCCTCGGGGTTGATGGCGTTGTAGATCTCCGCGGTATTGGCTGTTTCGACACAGCTACCAGGCTTGGCGGCCACGGTATCCCATTCTTGGGCGGACTCGCAAACTTTAACGTTGTAAGTGAACCCTCCGCAGAAGGTATTGAGATAATTTTTCATACGGTTAACTAACTTTTTATTGGGCTTGTCTTTCGGTTGAGGGAGCGGCCCGTTGTTCCCTTGGCGAGGTGTTCATCATGCTCGCCGCATGAATTTTTCCCGCTCGACTCCGAACGGGGAAAGGGAATACCAGCGAGAAGGCTCTTCGTTGCGCGGGAGGACACCCCGCGGAGAAAGGTCGAACCATTGCCCGCTGGTGAAATTTTACTTACAATCTTCGTCTCCGTCAAGGATGAAAATCCAGATGAAAGCGACGGCAAGAACGAGGAGGATGAAGATGGTGGTCATAATATCTTTCCACATTTACCGCATTTATAGACGCGCTCCCACGATTTAACACTATCTAACCACCAATCAACACTTTCAAACGGATGCTGGCACGGTTGAGCGGCGATAACGGCTTTGGCTATCTCTTCCCAAATATCTTTATCTCGTTTGGTGAAGTTACTCCATATCCACTCAGCGTCTGCGATAGTAATTAGGCTGCCATTTTGAGTAGCCCACTTCTCATAAGCTATTTGTCCTGGTGTTTTCATAGGCTTAAAAGGAAAGGGACCAGCACCAGGACTCGCACCTGGATGAGCCGAAGGAACGGCTCGCATGGGGCAAGGCCCCACCGCGTCTACATTCCGCCATGCTGGTCGATAAAGGGTTCATTTTAAATGAATCTCTACGTGAGTGACAAGCCATGCGATCACCTCGGCGAGGCCTAATGAGGCAAGGCCGATCATGATAAGGCGGATAACTAAATCCCCGCGCGGACTTTTTTCAGGGTATTCTCTCATTATTTCACTCCAAAAGAAAGTTAAATTTTATTTTTATTTAACCAACAGAAAAGCTTGGTGGATTTTACTCGATAAGAGGATTTTCATTTCGATTATTCTTCGGCGAGGAGTTCGAGAAAAGCTTTTCGGAGCTTGCCAGCATTATCCCGCTTGGCGTGACGGACAGCGGCCCGCTCGGTAATGGGCTTGTCTTTTTCGAAAGAGGAGAGATGCACGAGACCAATCTCCCCTGTTATCTTTTGCATCACCGCGAGTCCGTCGAAACGGGCAATTATCTGTCCGCGGCAGGTAGGGATTCCCTTGACCTCGCCGTAAGAACCGTCGGTTCTTCCCTCGACGAGAACGTGGCCGATTGAGAGATGTAACATAACAACTCCTTTATTCAAACGTCATTTGAACCATCTTTATGGTCATGCAAATGAGGATGGTTATGAGGCAAACTACGCCAACGCCGAACATTAAGGCCATCATAAAATCTGTAAAGCGATTCATGGCTAATCCTTATCTTTCAAATGGCGGATAATTGTCTTTATCGTCCCGTCAAGGAAAGCCATTACGCAAATTGCTCCCATCGTGAGGAAAATTGCGATAACGAAGGCTTCCATATTATGCCTCCTCCCGCATGGCGGCACGGATAGCCGAGGCCAAGGTGATCCATTTCGTTCGTTTGCTAGAGCTCTCACCCCGCGGTTTGATAGCCTCGCGGAGCCGGAGCGTAGCCCGGTTGCCGGGGCCGATGGACAAGGCCTCATAGCGGAGCCGCAAGGGGTCGCTAACCCCAGCGAAGATGTCCTCGATTAACGAGGCCGACCGCACCGGGATCTCGAGCGGAGAGCCACCGATGATTCGGACTTTGATAACGGTTGTCATATGCTTTTTCCTTTCTTCCTTGGGCTTCGTTAAGCCCTCAAAAGGGGAGCCAGGGTAGGTTTGATTGGCTCCCCTCGGTGAGGGTTTATTTCGTCATTGCCATCTTCCAGATGCCTCCTTTAGGTTGAACTGATGGCTGGGGGGAATTATTCCTCATAAAGGCTGGCGTTAAAACGCTCGGGCTCGTGGGAGAGCCCCCCACACATGAAACGGGGGAGATTGCAAACAGGGCAAGTGCCGCAATGTTCGTGCCCGATGGAACCGGCTTGCGGACAATTTACTCGCTCGAGATCATCTTGTTCTGGCGGACGACCGGTTATCTGCTCGAATTGCTTGGCTGTCATTTGGCCTCCTTCGCGAGGAATGGCTTCATTTGGGCAACGAACTCTTTCGGCCAAGGGTCACCTGCGAGCTCGAATTGCTCGCCGTCCCACTTTTGTGAAAGATCCATTTTAGTTAATAAGGATTGAAAGCCTTCGTCCTCGATTTTCGAGAAACGAGCAATGACTCGTCGCTTGGCGGTGATATAAATGCCGACGGTATGGCCTCCGCGAGCCAGGTTGCAAAGCCATAAACGGGTGATATGGGGCTTGTTTTTCATAACGAGCGAAGGCATTCGACTGGTAAATTTCCATTGTTAAGGAACCAAATAGCATCTTGCTCGAGCTCGATCGGCATGGCCTGCCAAGCAGTGTAAACACGCTCGATGAGGGTCTTGGCATCACCGACACCCTTTTGCGAGCGGTTAAGCTCCGCTCGAAGCTCGGCAATTTGCCCGCGGAGCCTAGCGATTTCGGTAACAATTTCGGAAAAGGTATCGGCGGCGTTAGATAAACGGCGCTCTATCACGGCGCAAGCGCCGCATTTGAGGTTCATCTCGTCGCCAAGCAACGGGGCATTGCAAGCGAGACATGTTCGAACGTTTGTTGGGGTCTCCATATTAATCCTTTTTCAGCGTTGTTAGTGCCTCGAATATCCGCCCGGCGAGGTCGAAATTAGCTTTTTTCCGTCCGCACTCGTCTTTTGAAAGCGTGGCTTGGCGGGTTAGTTGTTCTAACTGCTCGAGTTCCGTGCTGTCCATTGTGCTTTCGATAATGGCTAGGAAAGCGCCAGCGAGTTCTTTTGTCATATTAACCTTTCATCTGCCACCGCTTTGCAAGGATTTCGAGCACCGCGGCTCGATCGGTCGCGTTCGTTAAGTCATAAACCTCGATGAAATCCGCATAAGACGGCTTGACCTGAAGCCATTCTTCTTGGGAAAGCTTTGCGTGTTCTTCAGCCTCGCATCCCTCGTTCACCCGATTGAAATCAGCAGTGAATAGGCTGATAGCCTTAAACCGCCCCGCATCCGTTTGAGCGATAATGAAGATGTCTCCGGTCGAGACGAAGATTTTATTCTTCGTGTCCAGTTTAAAACAATCGTTAATATTTTGCATTTTCTTCCTTTCTTCTTTAGCCACCCCACGTTTTGCGGAGGAGCTAAAAGGAAAGGGCGAGGCCTTTTCGACCCCGCCTTGTTTTATTAATCACCCATTAGCTTGTCCCATATACACGACATTAACTCGTTTAATTGAAACTTTACAATCTCGTCGGCTGGATTGGAATCGTATTTAGCGGCGGCGTTGTTTAACCTACAAATATCACTATTTGAGAGAAACTGCTCAACGTATATCGCTATCGTATCCCTTGCGGATGGTAAAAGATTTGATTCTTGTGGCATATTCGTTCCTGTGGTTAAATGATTTAATCCGAGTTAATTTTTATCAAGCGATAGATCAAGGGCTTCCTCAATAATTATTTTAATTTCTATAGCAAGCTCTTCTTTCGCTTTATCGGTTTCTAGCTCTTCGCATTTCTTTGCAAGAGTGTTGATAATGGACAGCTCCCCGTCGAGCATCCGATTTTCGATAACGTCCGCGATGGCTTGACGAGCCAGCGGGTGTAATTTAGTTTCGTTCATTTTTATTTTCCTTCAATTAAATCGTTTAACGCTAGTTTGTGGCTTGTTCCATTTCCATCGTATCTGACTTCGGTTCAAACAACATTTTCGCGGTCTCAAAATCCATAATGCTGATCGCCCCCTCGATAAAACTAATCATTTTTGTCTCGTCGCTGGCGGATTTCGTTGTTAACCAGGTTTGTACTAGTTCATTAATCATTTGGCTTTCCCGATACGTTATTTGATTCTTTGCGACCAGCAAAACGACGGCTTCAGCCTCTTTTGTCAACTCGTTATTTGATAACATTTTCGTTCCTTTCTCTTGTGAATCCGCCCCGGTCGAACCGGTTCCCGTCAGATTGCGGAACAATTCCGCATTCATGGATTCGTGGTTCAATGGGGATTCGTTTTTCACGGCACCAAATTACCATGAACGCGGCTCCCCATGCAACATTTATTTTAATGATGCAAACTATTGGAACGGCAACGGGTTACAACATTTGGTTGACATTCGTTGCAAAATATGTTCGTTACATCCATCGCGTTTCGACCATATCGACCGCCGATTGTCAACCGGATTTATCGCACCCAGTCCGTGGCTTCGCGGCACCCCGTTCCAGGCAAATCCTCTTTCTCGTCCCCCACACGGCTTCCCAGCCATTGGTCCCGACTAACTCCTCGCGATCCACGCAAGCGTGGCGGCTTATTCCAGCCCCGAACTCTACGAGGACCATTTCCAGACGATTCCCATGCTTTTCGACCCCGCGAGCATCGTCTGGCGGCTTGTTCCTCGTTCCCGGTTTGTTCCCCGAATCCGCTCGAATGAGTCCATTTCCAGACGGTTCGCTTGTTGTTCGAGCCAAGCTCGTTCCTCTAACACCGCGGGGTGATAGCTAAGAGCATCCCGGCCCCAAACCCCAACGGGTTTCACCCGGATGGAATTCCAATGGATGGATGGATGGATGGATGCGCCAGCCATTTCCGCTACGGGGTTCCCCCACCCCGCCCATACGCGGATATCCGTATTAGCCAATCCCAAGGTAATATAGTAGTAGTAGAGGATATAATATATATATATATGATATATATATGTGTAGTGTGGGTGTGTAATCCGTATTCGTGGTGTCCGCGTGAGCGGCCCGACCCCGGTTTGACTATGCGAGCCGCATCCATGCACGCACGCATACATTGCCGTTATCGTTACAATTTGGGCGTTGTTGGCCCGATTTGCCCGGGTGCGGTGTTCACCCGGTTTGCCGATAAAAATGGCGCCACGGTGGCCCATTGTGGCACCAAATGCCGGTCATTCCCACGGGTCGTCAAACAGACCCCGCCGAAAACCCCGTTTCCCGCTGTTTTACGGCAAATCGGCTAACGCTCGCACGATCCGTCCCGTTATCGTTAAAACCCCGAACCCACGAAAACGGAAAAAGCGGGGCGACTCCGTTAAAAGAGCCACCCCGCCTTGTTATTCGACCGAGCCTACCGCAAATTGCTGACCATTAACAATTCCGATTCCTTCTTCCGTTGTGCCTCACGGAAGAGTTTTCGTTCCTCTTCCATTTTCAAGGCAATCGCGTTCATTCCCGCAATCTGTTGTGGTGGAGTTTTCATATAGAAGTCCTCCAAAAGAGTGCGAATAACAATTCGTTCCGCGATGGGGTTCAAACGACTCATTTCTCCTCCATTTCCGCCGCCAATGCCGCGGCTAAACCGGACAGTTTCTTTTCGCTCGTGATCATCCCCGCCGAAACCAGGAGATTCCGCATCGCGCCCGGATTAGCGACGAGCCAAAGAAGATTATTCACGAACGTTTCATCTTTCGCCTGGTCGTCTAACCCCTCATCCGTCAAAAAGAGAATGAGTGCCGCCTTTTGATTCACCGTTGCCCATTTATTGGGTTCCGCTGCGAGCCCCGCCTTGATATAACGAGCTTTCCGTTTATCATCGAAATTTGATGCCATAATTTTTAAACCTTTCTCGTTCTTTAAAACGGATATCCGGTATCGTGGTCCGCCCACGAATGCGGTAACACCGCAATCCGGCATCCGATATTTCAAAGAACTGCCCGATACAAAAGCAACCTCTGTGCCAACATTGAAAACATTGGCTTTTACGGCTGTTTTCAACGGTTCCCCATGAATCCGGTCCCACGGACCTCCGTAAAAGTGTAAAATCCTCCGACATACCACAACATATGGGTAAAGATTCTTTACACTTTTTCCTCGTTATCGTTATTCATGGGCAAATCCCCCTCCCGAAAAGTGTAAAATTTCCAGACAATACAACATATTGCGGTGTCATGGTTTTCCCGTTATCGTTATCGCTATATTAATAGGTCTGAATTTCAATCGGACCCCGCATTGCCGCATTGCCCGGTTCCCTTCCCATATCAACTCTACAAGGCGAGTGTTCCACGTGGAACATCCTTCGATTAAATCATTTAACCCAAGTACGATTCTAAAGATTTATCTTGACTTGCCAGGATGCTATGTGCTTTAGCACATCGCTCGGTTCGGCTCCAGGCCACCACCCCCTTCCGCACATCTTTTTATATGTTCCTTGCGCCCCGACATTCCCCACCAATTTTAAAAGTTCGGAATCCTCTAGAACAAGAATCCTCGAGAAATATCAGCGTCCGCCATCCGATGCCGCGGAGCGCTTGCGCTACGTGATGTTTGTGCCTCGCACACCGTGATGAAGGCGCCTGGCGAAAACGGGGAAAATCCGTCGGGGCTCCGCCAAGCCAAGCCGGGGTGCACGAAGTGCAACCTGATAAACGATGAAACCAACCCCGAACTCCGCTATGGGAAAGAGCTAGCCGGGATCCGCGAAGCGGGGCCTGCTGAACGACGAAACAGATGTCGTCTTTTGCCGGTTGCTCCGCGAGCCGGGATGCGCGCAGCGCAGCCTGATAAACGACAATTGTGGCCGTGAAGGCCAATAACTAATCCTGCTCGTGCTGGGAAGCCGCGGGGTAACGAGCTATAGGGAGAACAACGGAATCCGCACCCGTGGCTCCGCTAATCGAAAAATTCCGTTTGACATCCGCCCGGAGGTGCGTTATATTGGATACAGAGCATGGATACGGTTAGCCATAAAACCGCGATAACGGATTCGGGCCTCTCTCTTGCGTTAAACGAGTTTGCCAGTTCAAACAAACTCGGTGTTCCCGGCAAGGGAGAGGCGATTCCGCTTTCCGACGGGATGAGAAATCTAATCCTCCGCCAGGCATTAAATTTCCTCGCCCGCCCGACGCTGGTAACGCTATCGAATCTCCGCCAGGTTCGTTAGCCGAAAACGGCCTCCGTTTCTCCGCTGCTCGTAACTCAAAAAAGCCAAATGACCTCTTCACCAAAGTGTCCGGTGCTGGACCCTTTTTCCGATGCACCGGTGTCTACAGAAGCCCCCGCCGCCCCCTCTTCTCGCGGTGAGGAAAAATCTCACGCCGATGCTCCCTTTCACCGGATGTCCAAGCCGACCTTCGGCCGCATCACTGAAACCCCGTTGCATCGCGAGGTTGGCTTTTTAACCCTTAAAGGGCATACTCAACAAGAAATTGCGGATATCCTCGGTATCGCGGTTAACACCGTGTTTAATACGCAGAGACTCCCCTGGGTCAAACAGCTCATGGTTGACGAGATCCGCAACGCCGGTCGCCGGTCCCTCACCGAAATCCTCGACGAGCAAATGCCGGCTTGCCTGCAAAAGCTGATCGACCTCCGCGATAACGCTGAATCCCAAGAGGTCCAACGTAAAGCGGCGAACGACCTTCTCAACCGCCGTCTTGGTATGCCCGGCCAGAAAATCGAACATTCCACTGATACCGATCCGTCTCGCCTTTCCGATGACGAGCTTGCTGCAATCGTAACAAAGGCCAAGGGTAATTAAACCCCACGGCCCCGTTTCCGTTTATCCTTTATCCGCTCTTATGAAAACCCTGTTAGTAGTGCTTCTTCTTGTAGCCGCGGTCATTGTTCCTCGCGCTGCCACTTATTCCCAAATCTCCGGAACGATTACTGTTACGAATCCGGTAGTGGCTGGGAATGTTCTAGCCTTTGGCAATTTTGATACCCGCGTTGCCGTGGCTACGGTATCGTTTCCCGCGAGAGAATTCCTTCTCGGTGCCTCCATCGGGGCTTCGACGACGAACCTGTATAACCACCTCAACCTCTACAAGCCGATGGGTGTTACGAACGTGACCCTGGTGGGGACGAACACGATAACCTTTATCACCGGTGCGGGTTACAGTTTTGCCGTTACGAACACCGCAAATCTTGGCATCGTGGCCCTCGCGACGAACACGGTAGCTTACGAGGGCCAAACGGTTCTCACCACCTCGCGGCAAATGTTTTCATCGGCTACGGTTTACACGACAAATTCAACCTCGTTCACAACCGATTACATCTGGGGTTGGGCGACAAATAACTTGCCAACCTTGACCAGCGGGTCAGGGACCCTGCAATATATCCAGCTGATAAACTCGACCAACGCCCCTGTTAATATTTCGCTGTTCTCCGCCCAGACAAATATTTTCGTCCATAACACCGCTTGGACGAACAGTGCCGCGGGGCCGCTTAATTCCCTTTGTGCCCCAATCGTTATCTATGCAACGGATTACGTGAAGCGAGGGACAAATTATTGTGTTGGCAAAACGGTTTCTTTCCCTATCCGCGCGACGGGAGCAAATCGAGAGGTGATCTCGATTATCACCGCCGGGACACCAACGGGAACCTTCCCACAGAATTTGTCCACCTCCGCGCTTCTTAACCTCAGCGGCATTTCTGACTAATGAGATTCCTGCTCATATTCGTTACGTGCCTTTCCCTCTTCGCCGATGCTTCCCGCTTGCGTCGGCTTAGTGGCTCTAACTCCGATGGTGGTTCGCTTGGGGATTCCGATAACCCGCTGACGCTGCCCAACCAACTCCTCTACCTCGACAGCACCGTTCCTGGCACCGTAGTGCAGGATAGCGCGGTCCAGTTCACAGCATCGGATAAAGCCTATCTATCCATTGCCGATAACGCCTCTTTGTCGATGGGGTCTGGAGTGAGCTTTACAATTACTGGCTGGTTTTATGCCGATACTCTTGGGACGATTAACCGTTACATGGTTGGAAAGGCGGAATCTAGTGCATCTCCCGCCGGCACTTATGAGTATATAATTTACATCCAGTCGAACAGGAAACCGATATTTTACATCTCCAACGGCACTACAGAGTATGGTGCTGAGTGGGGATCGGCGGTATCAACGGGTGCGTGGTATTTCTTCGATGCTTCGTTTGACTCCGCTACCGGGATAATGTCTTTAAACATTAATCGCGGAACCCCAGTGGCGACATCGTCAGTTACCTATGCCCAGGATTCCACGGGAAGTTTTATAGTTGGCGGGAATGGAGGAACCCCAATGCGCTACTTTGATGGCCGAATGGACACCCTAGCCATCTGGAAGCGCGTTCTCACAAGCACCGAACTCGATTGGCAATATAATTCCGGTGCCGGGAGGATCTATTCCGACTACACCGATGCGATGAAGGTGGGCCTTGTTTCCTGCTGGGACTTCAACGAAGAGAACGGCACGAGATACGATTCCCACTCCACCAATCACCTCGCGCAGACATTCGTCAATATTATCGACGGTTCAACGCTCAACGGTGGCTTTGAAAGTCTTGGTGCAGGGGAGACATTGGGGAGTGAGCTTGCGGCGAATATTGGGTTTGAGACTGCGGGAGGAGGCGGGGCTGATGTGTTTGGAAGTTGGAGTGAAAGTGCCAGTGATGGCGCAATAACACAAGACAACACTGGACCGCATGGCGGAACTTATCACGCAAAGCTTACTGCTGGAGCAAGTGGTAATACCTATATCGCAGAAACAATAACAGTTACTGCATCTACACGATATAAACTTGTAGTGTGGACAAAAGGTGATGGAACCCGTAGCGGATATTACCGAATTAGAGACTCGTCTAATGCGGCTGAATTAATTACCAATACATCTCTCGGAGTGAGCAGTGAAACATATACACAGAAAACTATTTATTTTACCACGCCAGCGGGATGTATAAGCATCATAGTTTATTTTTATTCTCCAACGGCAAACACCGGCATAGCCTACTTCGATGACGTTAGTTTAAAAGCCGTCACCGCGAGTGCGGCGTTTGCGAACTGGACGGATTCTGCGCTCGGAAGCTCAACTATAAATGTTGAGACTACGGCTCCATATGCAGGAACATATGCCTGTAGAATAGACGTTGACGGCAGCACAAGCGTGGCACTCTGTTATCAAACACCCTTAACAGTTGGTCATAAGTATAAAGCCAGTGCTTATCTAAAGTCTAACATTAATGCACGAACAGTATTTTATGCTTTTGGGGATGGCTTAAACCTTTCTGCGACATTAACTACAAGCTACGCGCTATATACTTTATACGGAACTGC